GTACTTGCCATTGTCTAACCTCCAATGGTCATACAGATTCATATTTATATCTATCTCTACCTCTGCCGTTTTGTAGTACACACTACGTTGTAAAATTTTAACTTTCATATCTCTTTTCTTTTTAATTATTCGTCTTTTACTTTTATATATGTTTTGTAGTACAAAAAATCTTCATAATCTTTTTCTTCAACCTCGTAGTAAGCATAATCAACGATAGTTAAACCAAACCTAGTCCCCAACCTTTGCCCTTCTAACGGCATGAATGGAATTTCAGCTACGTAGTAAAGGTTTTCAGTTTCGTAGCAATATTTCAGTCCATAAAAATCTGTCCAATTATCCTTGTGTTCTTCATACTTTTTAGGACTACATTCTTTTAAAATGTGAACTCTCATAATTAATAGTTGTTTGTTAGGTATGTATTAAGAGCCAACTGCTGAATAACACTACCCTTGTGTTGTTTTAAAATGTTCTTTACTCCTTCGTCCTCCAAAGCTATTGAAGGGTCTACTGTATGCTCATTGCAGAGCCATATGAAATCTGCTTTTGTCATGAGTACATCCAATTAAAGTCTTTACTTGATAGTTTTAATAGTTGCTCTCTGTAAGACTTGATGTCGTTAGCTAGGGCTAGTACATCATTAAATTCACTCTCATACCCATCGTCCCAATCATCATCCTCAGCCTCGCACAAGGACTCATATAGCCCTTGTACTTGCCAATAGATGTCATCATGCAGTGCATCAAACTCATCCAAGTCATCAGCATAGCATAGGTCTCTTAATTCGTTTAGAAGGTTATACGCCTTCATTCCTTTTTCTTTTGTTGTCATCTTATTAAGTTTCTTAGTTGTGTTAAAAATTGTATAAAAGGTATCTGAGCATACATGAAGGACTCTGCCTCATCATACGTCTTGAATACCTCTACTCTACTTCCTCTTGGTGTTGGATAGTCTACTACCCAAAGACCACTGTTTAGTTTTTTAGTTGTCATATCTTATTCTCTTTTGCATATTCAAAATCAACCCATCTGTCATCTTCAGAGTCGTAAAGAACTCCATCTGAAATTTTTACTCCGACAAACACATCATTCACTTCAGTGCCGTCCGAGTAAGTTGTATTCCAATTTATAGGTACACCTATAAAGTCTTTTAATTTTTCCATATTCCAATTGTTTTATAACCTCTCTGACTCATAAAGTCTATGTAGTTGTTGAGGTGTTTCTCGTTATTAAATTCTTTGTTGACTACACTATACCTATTAGTAAAGTGGTTCTTCATTGAGATCTTTCTAGTTATCATAGTACTCGTTTTTAAATTCCTCTCTTATTAACCTACCTTGCCTAGTGTTAAAGCCATAGCTATGTGTATGTAGGCTCGGTATAGGTGTCTGCTCCACGATGAAGTGAAACATATCAATTGCCTTGCATTTATATCTATTGGATATAACCTTGCACGTATCATTCAATCTATCACAGTCATGCTTAACATGACCATAGTTTTCCGTTAGGTATCTCTCAATACCTCTTGATGTTAATCGTTTCATTAGTTATCAATTTTATAGTTATAATTTGTTTTTCTTGATAGCATAATTCTGCCTATCGTCTCTTGGATGTATGGTCTTCCATAGTCATCAAACTCAATTCTGTCTCTGTCTTCATCTAAGAAGATGTAATCGTTTAAGTCTTTCATAATTCTCTCTGTTTATTCCACACATTTAATGTGTTGTTGATTAATGTTTCAATTTCATCAAATTTTTCATTGTAGAAATCGTGTGCTTCTTCTGTAAACATCATTACATTTTCTTGTCCTACTTCACTTGATTCTGCATAGGTATCTGCACCAATTTTTAACTCTGTAATCTGTGTAGCAATTTCATCTACACATTCTAGAAATCTACTATCGCTTACTAATATTTTTTCACTCATAATTTCTAATGGTTTAATATTTTGACAGAATCTCTCTGTCCTTTTCTAATTGTTTTTTGCTCAAGACGTTCATAATTGGAGATGTCTTTTCATCCCAAGAATAAAACTGATTGTCATTTGTCTCGTCAATACATCTTATCGAGGTGACATTGTCTAAAAGAAAGTTATCTCTTTCGATTACATCAAGAACTTGTCTGATGTCATCTGTCATGACATCTAATATAAATCTTGCCATTTTTAAATCGCCCATGTTAGTCGGAAGGGACTTTTTCCTAGTTAGATGTGGGATATGGTTTTGCTCCATACAAGTGCGTCTACGCATCCCACTTTTTTTAGTTAGGTGTAACCCTAATCTTGATTTTCGGTCTCTGTGTAAAACTCTGCGTGTTCATGACAGTCACCACACAATGTAGTATATGACCATAATGGTCTTGCTCCACAACAATTGCTATAATTTGACATAATTCTAATAGTTTAATTAATTAATATTCGTCCAATGGATACAAATCTTCCCATCCATCTACTGCGTTATTGTTATATGTTCTTGGCTCTTTGTATGGCTGTTGTTCGTAAGGCTCTACCCAAAAATCTTGACCAAATTGTTCTCCCCATCTTTCGATGCATTCCTTTGCCTCTTGCTGTGCTTCTGCTGATGTTTTAAATCCATCCTCTTGCGTTACACATAGACCAAATTCGTCTACTGTTACTACTTTGTACATTGTCTTCATAATTCTATTTAATTTCTTTTGTTATACCACTCAATAAAGTCAACTACTGCTGCATACGTTGAATCAAATCTATTGTCTTTATCTACTACAATTATTTCTTCTGAATTTCTGTTGTCTATTATCTCAACAAAGGATTGAATTACACTTACATTGTACTTAGCACATCCATACTCATCTTCAATACTTTCAATCTTATCTACAACTGGCATCAACCAATCCCAAGAGGTGTGATACTTAATACCTTTATTACCTAGCATATAGTAATCAAATCCATATTCTTTAGAATACACGCCCATAAATTCTGCTATTAGTTTATTGTCTTCCATAATTTCTATTTGTTTATTGTGTAGTTATACTTGGTTCTTCTAGATAGCATCACTCTGCCTATCTTCTCTTGGATGTATGGTCTACCATAGTCATCGAATTCAATTCTGTCTCTGTCTTCTTCTAAGAAGATGTAATCGTTTAAGTCTTTCATAATTCTATTTTTTTATTGTGAGTTCCTAAATAATGGTCATGAATTATCTCATGAGCATATCGCTCAATATAAGTATCTGAGAAATCAGCATATCCATTTGTCATCTTACTCCAACTCCAATCATCCTTATCGTAATTAATCAGTTTCTGTATCACTTTTGTGTTGTAAATAACATATGCTATTTCGGGGATTACATAACTTGCACTTTCTATGTTATCAGATGGCATTTCTTGATGAGGTTGTTCTAACCTTATTCTTTCCCAAGTTCTAGCAACATGAATCAATATTATGTTGTGTATTTCTCTATCGTTAATCATAATTCTATTTGTTTATAATTGTTATGTCCGTGTACTTTATCTTGGCAGTGGTCTTGTTTCCTAACATATCAAAGGTGTATAGATACATGTAGTCTCTACCAAACTTTTCTATGTTCATACCTTTACCATAGTAAGTCTCGTTATCATATATAGACTCTCCACTATCCGTTACGACTAGGTCTTTAAGGTGATATCCATACTCATTATCATCACCACCTCTTTTGTATGTGGTAACTCCCTTGATATTAATTTCTGCGTTTCCGTTTTTAATGATTTGCTTAATTGTTTTGTTTGCTTGTCTTTTAGTTTTCATAATGTTTGTTATTAGTCTAGTATACCGTATTCATCTACGATTACTATGGTGTTATTAACTTTAGTTATACCTCTATCTAAGATGTTGTTTATCTTACATAGTTTATCAGTGTACTCTAGCTTACTCTTGTTTATGTATTTTATTGCATCTAATGTGTTGTTGTATACTTCTACCATAATTCTGATTTTTCTATTTGGTTTACCTCTCTTGATGGTAACTCTGACGTGCATTCCTCGTACTTGTCAAAAGTCTTCTCGCAAAGTCTGTCGTACTTTCTGTACATCTTATCGTCACCATTGTTGTCAGCTAAATCCCTTTGGTCATTAGCTTCATTGTACTTCTCTAGCCACTTAACTGCTCTGTTGACCATGGCTTGATGTTTCTTGTTAATTGCTTTCATTGTTGTTTTATTGAATAAATTTCTAATACTTCATATCCATTGTCTTCAAGGATATCTTTAATTTCGGCTTCATCATCTGTTGGTAGGTCATACATATTCATAGAATATGCACCACCTACAGCAGTGAACATGCATTGATAATACTTCATAATGTTTGTTGTTTAAGTTAAGACGCCTCTCGGCGTTTCGTCCTATATGGACTCATCAGTTAACTATGCATCATAAACACAGCCAACCGCTGAGTTCTGCCATTCAAAGTATAGACCGTTCTTACCAAGAATACTCTGTAGTTTTTCACTACCCCAATAATCAGAGTTATAGTCTAACCAACCCTCTGCATCGTACTCTTCAGCATCAATCCAAAAGTAACCTCTGTAATCCATATACTTTCGGTCATTTTGCCACCATATCTTCACCGGGCAACCAAGTTTTTTTAATTCGATAAACGCCTTGATTGACTCCGGAGTCATGTGGTTGATTTCTTCTTTACTGAATTCGTTGTTGAACATTTCTTTTGTGTAACGCATAATGTTTGTTGTTTAAAATTAATAGTCATCTGATAGGGATTCGAACCCAATATCTCCACGACAATGGTGTAACATCTAGGTCATGCCTAGCCTCACTCTTTGTGCCGATTCAGATGATTTTAGTGACAATATCTCTACCATCGCTAACGATTTTGGTTTGGGTAAAATCTCTAACCCCACTAGTGACGGTTAACGCCATATTGCTTCTGTACACACATCTTAAGATGTTAACGGTTTTGGTCTGCCGATTGCTCAATATTCTGATATATCCGATTCGCAAAGAATTCCTATCACTAGTCTGTGCCTACTACTTTTAATCAATCAACTGCATGTTGCAGTGTAGTAAACCATGTCATGAATTTGATACCAATTGTAGAATGAACATTAAGTTGCTGAGAATCAGCTAGTTAGCTTGTAATGTACTGAGAATCAGTGACATAGCCGAAGGAGTCGGCTGCTATGCTCGGTAATCAAATCAATATTTTAAAGAACGTTTCACCTTTCGGTTACTTGAGGGCTAAACTATATATAAGTATTTGTTCTATCAAAAAAACTCGATGAAATGCATATTTATTTGTTTAAGTGTACTCTCAATCGACCAAATGCATAAAACACATGACGAAATGCATCCGACAAAATGCACATAATATCGATGAAATGCAAAAAGTTACATATTTACATTAAAAATCAAATATTCAATCTATTGATATTCAGTAAGTTATGAAATGACTTCTCTCTCTGTATTTCGTTTAAATGCATGAAACGTCGGTGAGATGCTATTCCTCAGCTGAGCGTATCTTATGCATATTATATGTCACCGGTAACAACATATAGTTTTCTTTTATTGAAATTACATTTGCCATAGGCTACATCTATATGTGCTTTCCTAGGTGCAATCTTGCATAATATATATGTGCATAATATGGATGCTATTACATGTACTATATAGGTATGACAATACACCACAGAAAAATGCCAAAAAAATCAGACAAGCCAACGAAAATAAGACCCCCCATAGCGTAAAAAAATCGGTTTTCTGTAGAGGGCAATCGTCGGCATTTATATATATAGCCCTTTTACTACGTGTATCTGAATAATTTTTACCTTTGGGTATGGAGATACATATAATAAATAGGATACCGACAGGTATTGCATTAGGATGGAGTTACTTCCCTCCAGAGGATAATTTTCCTGTTGAGGAGATAACCTTCCACTTAATTTTAATAGATATAAAGTTTTTATGGTGACACAAAATGGTGTGTCGATTTTATTTTCGTCATAGAATGAGACCAAAAAGAGAGGAGAGAAATATTTTTTTATGGCAGAAAATGTGTTTTTACACTAAAAATCGACACGCTTTCTAAAAATCGACACAGAATCGACACGGGTTAAAAAACTCTATATCAGCTACTTAGGTAGTGACCGTGTCGGAATGTCGATTTTAATCCTAGTTATAGAAAAAAAATAAAATATAAATACCCTTATATAATATATATATATATATAGGCATTTTTTAAATTGACACACATATTTTTTTTGTTGGTATAATATATTTTGTTATATTTGTTATAATAAAAAAAATGTAATAAAATGAATGATTTATTTTTTGACCAAGAGGGTCGTAAAAAACTTATTAGTGGTATCGAAAAGATATCTAGGGCTGTAAAGAGTACTTTAGGTCCATTAGGTAACACTGTCATACTAGAATCTCAGTTACACACTAGGGGTTTGACAGTCACTAAGGATGGTGTAACTGTGGCGAAGGCTATTAACCTACAGGATCCTGTAGAGAACTTAGCAGTACGTATGGTAAAGGAGGCTGCTGATAGGACAGCCACATCTGCTGGCGATGGGACTACCACTGCGATTGTATTGACCGAGGCTATTGTTGTCGAGGGTATGCGTCTAATTCAGGAGAACCCTTCTATTAATGTCTCTGAACTTGTACGTGAGATGGTTTCTATATCTGATAGTGTTATAAAGATGCTAACCAAGAGATCGAAGAAGGTAACGGGTCGTACACTCAGGGATGTTGCCACCATATCTTCAAACAATGACAAGGACTTAGGTAAGCTTGTCAGCGACATCTATAAGGAGGTTGGCAAGGATGGTGTTGTGACTGTAGAGAACAGTCAGACCAGCGACACGTATTACGAGGTAACTAATGGTATAAAGATAGACAGGGGTCATACGAGTCGTTTATTTATCAATAACCAGAAGAATGACGAGTGTATACTAGACGATGTTTATATATTAGCTACTGACCTTGAGATAAACAGTATCCTAAACATAGAGAACATACTCAAGCCTATAATTCAGGGCAATAAGAAGCTACTGATAATAGGTCAGTGCTCACAGAACGTTATAAACACGCTTGGTATGAACGTTGTAAAGAACGGACTAAAGCTTTGTAACATAATACCACCACAGTTTGGCTACAAGACTAAAGAACTTATGTCTGACATAGCTCTATCTGTAGGTGCGAAGTACTTCTCAGAGGACACAGGAGATGATTTAAGCTTGATTCAGCTGTCAGACCTAGGTCATGCCCAGAAGGTTGTAGTTAGTTCAACACAGACCGTTATAATACGTGACGACAATCGTTCTAACGATGTCGATGACCGTATTTCTGAGCTAAAGGAGGCTCGTGATCGTTCTCAGAAGAAGTCAGAGAGGGATTTCATAAATGACAGGATAGCTAGTCTATCTGGTGGTGTTGGTGTTGTTTATGTTGGCGGAGACTCTGACATAGAGCAGAAGGAGTTGTATGACAGGGTCGAGGACGCTGTCTGTGCTGTAAGGTCTGCGATTGAACAGGGTATACTACCTGGTGGTGGTTCGGCACTCCTTCATTTTTCTGAAGACGTCATAAAGATGGATTCGGTAGCATCTCAAATTATTGGTATGGCTATGAAGGCTCCATTTAAGCAGATAGTTGAGAACGCTGGAAAGATGTATCCATGTGTGGCTAACGAGTTTGGTGAGGGATGGGATGTCAAGAACGATGAGTACGGTAATATGTACAAGATGGGTGTCATAGACCCAGCAAAGGTAACAAAGAACGCACTAAAGAATGCGGTATCCATTGCGACAACTATATTAACCACTAACGCAATTATAACGATAAAAAGATGAGAGCTATAAACAAGTATATAATAATAGAAAAAATTTCAGAGGAGATGAAGACCGAGTCAGGTCTTCTACTCTCTGGAGAGGATGCAAACGAGTTTCGTTACAGTAAGGGACGAGTTGTCAATCCAGGGACGAATGTTGAGACCGTTAAAGAGGGTGACGTAATTTACTACGACAAGTCATCTGGTCACACAATGGTAATACAGGACAAGAAATTTACAATTATTCTAGAGAGGGACGTTGTTGTTGTCTTGTAGTTTTATTCATTTTTTTAATAGCTCGTCTGTACACCTTATCGGTGTATGGCGAGTTTTTTTTGAATATAGGGTTATGATCTGGTGACTCTGATATGTCCTCCTCTCCTGATAGTTTTTTATAGAAACTGTTGATGAACCTCTTACCTTTGTAAGAAACCTCGTACAGTGCTGACTCTGATCCTTTTTTCTTTCTCCATTTTGATATCCAACCATCACGAAGCAGGTTCTCAAACCTTGTAACGTCCCATGAGAATATTTCCTCGTACTCATTGAAGTCTGTCCTCTTGAATAGTCTCTCGCTGTATAAGAAAAGTAGCATCTCTAGATCTGCTAGACCTATTCCCTTACTTCTCTTAGCCCAGTACCTAACGACCCTTAAATATTTAAGGTAGTCATGTGTAGGCTGCTTCCTATCGTAGTTTATTCTAACTATATCGTTGTAGCCTTTAGTAGGAACCTTACGTTCATACTTTCGTCTCATCTTGCGTTTTTTCATTATAACAAATATAATAATTTTATATATCTTTGCATAAAAATAATAAAGTTATGAAAAAGAGTAAACCATGCACGTCAAAAATTAAGAAGACTAGTTATGCTAAGAAAAAAAAGAAGTAAGACAGGCATTCAAGAGTTAGTTGAGTCTAAGAAGGCTGAAAAGATGGCGAAAGAGATGAATAAAGCCATGATGAAGGCTATTATTTACAATAAGATAAAGAATGGGTCTAAGTAGATCGGCAAAATATTATCGGGATAATCCCGAAGCCAGGGCGAAGAAAAACGCTTATCAAAAAACATTTAATAAAAAGAAAAGTCAAAGTAAGAACAGGGTAAACCTGAATCGTCTGAACAGGCTCTTTGGAACGTACGGTAATGGGGATAATTTAGATGTTTCTCATCGATCTGGCAAGAAACCAAGACTTGAATCCCAGTCTAAAAACAGGGGAAGTAAGACAAACACACCTGGCGACAAGAGAGCTAGAGGTAGGAAGAAATAATGAAAAAGAAGAGCGTTAAAGACAGCTGCTATTACAAGGTAAAGAAGTCCTACAAGGTCTTCCCAAGTGCGTATGCAAGTGGTGCTATAGCGAAGTGTAGGAAAGCAAAATATAAGAAAAAGTAATGAGTTGTAAAGGATTAAAAGGAAAAGCCTTAAAGGATTGTATGGCGGCTGCGGCTGTTAAGAGAAAAAATAAGAAAGACTCTTTAGTAGTCGAAAGGACTCGTCAGAGAGACTCTGTTACCAAGGCTCTACAGGAAAGAAACCTTGCTAAGAAGAAGAAGATGATGGATGCTGCTGTTGCGAGAAAAAAGAAGAAGTTTGCTGACTCTGAAAGAAGACACCAAATGAAAATAGATTCGGGTTGGCAGCATTTAGGCAGATACAATGAATACCACAGGGGTAGCAAAAGAAAAAAGCAATAACAATGGCTGTAAGGAAGACGAAGAGAGGTTTATCTCTAAAACGCTGGTTTTCAGAGAAGTGGACTGATCAGGACGGAAATCCTTGCGGATCGCCTAAAGGCGATAAGATAAAGAAGTGTAGACCTTCAAAGAGGGTAAGTAAAAAAACACCAAAGACATGGAGACAGGTAGACAAGAAAAAGGTTGTCGCTGAAAAGAAACGTGTCGGAATGGGAAAAAGAACAAAGAAAGCATGAGCAAAATAGATTTATACGGAACAGACTCTGTAATTCAGGACGAGGATAAGATAATTGGTACTGATGGTACAAGCGGTTCTGACTCAGGTAAGACAAAAAACTTTACAGTTTCGTCTCTAACGACATATATTTCAGCGGAGACATTATCACACCCTGTAATTATTACAGGATTGTTGGAGGCTGCTGATGATTCGGCTGCTGCTACTGCTGGCGTTGCTGTTGGCGGTGTGTATAAGAACTCAGGTGTATTACAAATAAGAGAGGTATAATGGCAGACAAGAGTAAGATGAAGTGTAATGTCGTTAAAAAAAGCGACAGGGCTGGTAAAAAAAAGATGGTTAAGGCTTGCTCTGGAGGCAAGGAGAAGCTTATACACTTCGGTGCTAGTGGATATGGACATAACTACTCAGCCGCTGCAAGAAAGTCATTTAAGGCACGTCATAAATGCTCAACAGCAACTAATAAGCTATCAGCCAGATACTGGTCATGTAAAAAGTTGTGGGCAGGTAAAGGAGGTAGCACCAAGTCTTCTCCATCATCAAAAAGAGGAAAATACTAATGGTATATTATATATTTACTGCAATGCTTTTGGTTATAATAGCTATATTATTACTATATAAGTTTAAAATATTAAAGGATGATGATAATGATTTCATTCCTGATGAGGTTGAGGATTTATACGAAAAATTTCAGGCTGATGTAAAGACTAGGGTTGAGAATATGAAGGATGAGGCTGAAGATGTTAAGGATGCTGCTAGTAATTTAGTAAAACAAACTGGTGATGTTTTTGACGCAGCTGCTGGTAAAAAAAATAATTCATGAAGTCGAGAGGTTTAGGTGATAGTATTGATAGGTTTACTTCTGCTACAGGAATAAAGTCTGTAGTAAAAAAAGCTACGAAGGGTAATTGCGGTTGTGAAAAGCGTCGCAAAAAATTAAATGATTTATTTCCATATAAAAAATGACAACTGAGGATTTGAAAATAGGATTTTTAAACTTGTCGACATTTTTAGTGTCGTTTTCTAATATAGAGTCTATACTTAAGATTATTCTATTAATAGTATCTATAGTGTATACTTTAAATAAGATAGTTAATCTTAGGAATGAAAAGAAAAATAAATAAGATAATTGTACACTGTACCGCTACTCCAGAGGGTAGGTATGTGTCTGTTGATGATATAAGGCGATGGCACATTGATAGAGGTTGGAGTGATATAGGTTATCATTATGTTATTGATCTTTATGGTATGATCCATGAGGGTAGACCATTATATAGGTCTGGTGCTCATACTAAGGGTCATAATTCTGACAGTATAGGGATAACTTATGTTGGAGGTATGAGTAGTGATATGAGTTGTTCTATGGATACTAGGACAGACGAACAAAAGGAGACTCTTGATTTTTTCTTAAAGTATTTAAAGAATATTCATCCCAATGCAGAGATATTTGGTCATAGGGATTTTTCAAGTAAGGATTGTCCTAGCTTTGATGCTAGGTCTGAGTATAAGAGTATAAGTGAAATGTATAGTGAGTAAGGACAAGAAAACATACAAAGAAAGAAACGGTACTACTAGGGTTGGCGACTTTTTAAGGAGTATAAACTTTAGTAAGGCTGCTGATGTTGTTATGGACATTGTTGGTGGCAATTTTAAAGGTGCTTTAGAAACTATAAAAGGTAGCGACGAACTAACACCAGCACAAATAGAATTTGCATTGAGAGAGCTTGAGTATGATATGCAGGAGATGCAAGAGGTTACTAAACGCTGGGAGAGCGATATGCTAAGTGACAGTTTCTGGAGCAAGAATATAAGACCTCTAAGCTTAGGTTTTTTGACAGTTACACTGTTTATATACATAATACTAGATAGTACGTTAGAAGGCTTTAAAATAGATAAGGAGTGGATAGATTTACTATCCTCTTTATTACTTTTAGTTTATGGCGGATATTTTGGTGCTAGAACTGTTGAGAAGGTGATAAAAAAAAATAGATAAAAAGATGCATATATTTGCAATTAATAAATAAAAAAAATGATTTTATGAGTACAAGTTTATATTTTTCAAAAGATTACCAAAAACTATCATTCGGGGACAATGGTTTGAGAGTTATATCAGCTACAGAAACTTCTGTATCTGGAGAAACATTTGGTGCAATTCAAGTTATTGAAGATTCTACTATTTCTTGCGATAATAATACTGATGCTGGGGATAGTTCAATTAGCTCTTTGGGGTTAACTTCAGGAACGATTATATATGGAAACTTTGATGACATTTCTGTTGCAAGTGGTAAAATAATTGCTTATTTACGTTAATTTATGTTAGGATTAAATTTAGGATTAAATAATCATACGAATATAGGTGCAAGTAGTGGTTCAAGAGGTTTTACTTTTGAAATAGATGTTCAAGCTAACGATGTAATAACATTACCTTTAGTAAGTTCTTCTAGTTATGATTTTGTTTCTGAATGGGGCGACGGAAGTAGTGATACAATTACCGCTTTTAACTCGCCTAATGCTACGCACACTTATACTGATGCTGGTACTTATACTGTTGTTTGCGTGGGAAGTATGCCAGCTATAACATTTAAAAGTGCAACCACAGTTTTAAAAAATGCTTTAAAAAGTGTAATTAGCTACGGAGAAGAAGATGTTCTTACATTATTAAATTTTTCTGGGTGCGTAAATTTAACTTCTTTACCAGATGAAACTGCTAAGTTAAGAAATGTTACTACTTTTAGGGAATTTTTAAGAGGTACTGGAATTGTAGGAATACCAGTTGGTACACTTGCTGAAAATACTACTGCATCTGATTTTTATTTATTTGCAGAAAGTTGCACAAGCCTAGCAGGTTTAGATGTAGATATTTTTAAAGATAATATTAATATGTCTAATATAACAATAGCATTTAATAACTGCCCATCAACTAGTGGAAATTTAGGGGATATTTTTAGAAACTGCCCTAATATTAGTAGTTTAAGTAGGACTTTTCAAGGTACTAGGTTTAATACAGTTGACAGTAATTTTGGTCAGTTTAATACCATTACAAATTTTTATAGAGCTTTCTTTGGTAATTTAGGAGCAACTGGCGATGCACCAGCGTTGTGGTTAAGATTTCCTTCAGCTACAAATACAACCCAAGCCTTTGCAGGCGGTACTTGGGCAAACAATGATGATATACCAATAGCGTGGAAATAAAAATGCAAAAACTAATCTACATACTACTATTTACAACCTTTTGTCAAGCACAAGATAATGTTAGTATATCTGTTTTTCAAGATGTTAAGTTTGCATTACAAGGCGATGTATCTAGGGGTTATAAAGCTGGTACTTTAAATATACTAGCTAGATTAAAGATGCAAGGCAATCAAGACGAGTTAGGATATTTTGTTGTAGCACCAGAGTTTGAGTATGCAGACTTACAAGGTACATATAGACGTTACTCAGTAAATGTAGGATATACATTAAATTCTATAAAAAAAATAGAGGTTACGCCAATGATAAACTACGGTTGGATAGATAGAGGTGTATCTACATTTAGCGGTGGTGGTTCTATTGAAACGATGTATAAATTAAGCGACAATATAAAAATAGGATTATTAAACCAATTAGTACACCGTACAGATTTACCGAATAGAAAACTTGGTTATAGTTTCTTTTTTGGTACTGAAATTAATATGAAATAGATGACAAAAATAAAAATATATCCTATAGATACTAATATTAGTGGTGGAGATAAGTGGATAGGAACTGACTCTGATTCTAATGGTATCACTAAGAACTTTACGGTATCTGGATTAGGTGATTACTTCAACAATGTGAGTACGATAAATTTATCTAACTCATTAAGATTTAAGTATGACACTGTAGATGTTGGAGATGATAGAGCTATAGGAAGTTTTTCTTTTGAGACTGAAGTGGGTGCTACCGTAGATTTTTCTTCTATATCTAGCTTAATGTTTCATCAAAACACATCAAACGGTAAAAATATTGTGAACCTTATGGGTGCATTCAGTGGTAACATTGTAATGTTAAGCAAGGTAGACGAACCAAATAAATTTGCCTTTTATAAGATAACAAGCTACGAGCAGAATATAACGGAGACTGAGTTCTACGACACATCATTATCATACATTCAGGGGAATGGATCTATAGAGGAGGATGAGTTTTATTTCTTATCTTTGCTTCAGTTTGATAACATTTTAGGTAATGACAAGCATTATACGCATAATCAATCAGTTGCTGGATCAACATGGAGTATTAGTCATAACCTTAATAAGTTTCCATCTGTAACAGCTGTTCTTTCAACGGGACAAAAAGGTTATGCAGATGTTACATATATAGACGAAAACAATTTAACAATAACATTTGCCAGCGCAGAATCTGGTAAAGCATACATGAACTAACTATGGCAATACCATTTTTGAATAACATTGACCTCGATAATAACGAGTTACAAAATGCAAAGCTTCACATAACTGGATCAGCTAATACAAACCCTGGTCAAATATACTTTGACACTGGTGACAACTTAGCTAAATACTATTCTAACGGGGTAGACACTTGGATATCTTTAAAAGAATACAGCTTTGGTAGTGGAACATTTGTAAACCTATCAACAACAGGCACTACAGCTAAACCTATAATAACAGCGGAGTTGTCAGCAACAGGAACACCTGATGCAACGGTATTTTTAAGAGGTGACAATACATGGTCTCCAATTAGCGCAATACCTGGGACTTACACGTTTGACGTAGCTGGAGATAATGCTGTAGTTGAAAGAATAATCAGTGGTGATACTTTAAGCATATCTGGAGGTACTAACATTGGTACAGTTGTAGGTGCAACAGATACTTTGACTGTTAATCTAGACGACAGTATAGATCTAGCAGGTACACTAACAGTTAGTGGAACAGGGCAATCGAGTTTTGCGGGTCAAGTAACGATACCATCATCTCCAGTTGCTTCTACTGACGCGGCTTCAAAAGGATATGTTGACGAGGTTGTTGCTGGTGGTTTAATTTACCAAGGCGGATATAACGCTGCTACAAACACACCTAATCTAGATTCTTCACCAAGTTCATCTATTAAAAAAGGTTGGACATACACGGTTACTGCTGACGGTAGTTTCTTTACAGAGCAGGTTAGAGTTGGTGACGTGTTAATATCAGAAGTAAATTCTCCAACTGCATTAGCTGATTGGACGACTGTACAAAATAACATTGACTTAGCTAGTTCAACACAAATAGGTATAGGTAATGTAGTTCAATCTACAGCTGAAGATAAAACAGGTATAGACGTAAGTTACTCAGGTGGTACTGCCACGGTAGGGTTAAACATAGACGACATAACTCAGGTATCAAGTCTTAATGAACCAGATGACAGTTTTATTCCATTTTGGAACGAACCAGATGGTGAGAATCAAAGGATTAGTTCTCAGGATTTAGCTCTACAATTAAGCGGTTTAATCTCGAAGGCTTTTACAATAACAGATACCGCTACTGTAACACATAGTTTAAACACTAAAGATGTTATTATACAACTTTATGATATAACAACAAATGAGACAGTGTATGCTGATGTAGATCGCATATCAACATCTCAAGCAACAATCACGTTCGCTACAACACCAACGAACTCTATTAGAGTGTTAGTGCAAAAAATAGGTTAATAATAAAATTTAATATATGCCAAGTCGCTTTTTAAATAATATAACAGTAAACGATGAGTATACACTGCCAAGCGCAGATGGCGCAGCTGATCAGATAATAACAACGGATGGCGCAGGTCAGCTTAGTTTTGTAGATCAAAGCACAATAAGCGCGGGTAATGCCGAGCACGTTGTCATTTATGCAAAAAACACTTCAGGTTCACAAATAGACAAAGGAACACCTGTTTACATAACTGGTACTGTTGGTGCTACTGACACAGTTGAAATAGCTCCAGCTGACGCAGGAAACTCTTCTCATATGCCTGCGGTTGGACTTCTAGATGATACGCTAGCTAACAATGCTTTTGGATATGTTATTACTGGTGGTTTTATGGATAATATCACTACTGACCCAATTGATGGTGATCAACCCGCTTCAAATGATACAGTTTATGTAAAAGTAGGTGGAGGACTTACATTAACAAAACCAACAGGACCAACTGGGCTTATACAAAATATTGCTAAAGTTGGTAAAGTATCTGGTGGAAACTCTGGATCACTTATTGTTTCTTCTATACTTAGATCTAACGACGTGCCTAACCTTACAACTGGTAAGATATGGGTTGGCGACGGTAATACTACAGAATCTACAGTTGTTCATTTAGACGAGACTAATGGTCGTATGGGAATAGGAACGACTAGTCCAAGTTACAAACTAGATGTAGATGGTACTGCGAGAATCAATGATGCTTTTACTATTACTAAACCATCGCAAACTGGAGTAAGAGAGAGATTGTTAACAGCAAGTGTTTCTGATGCACCTGGTGATTTATTTTTTATAAACAACGGTACTATTGGCAATGGAAGTTTTGCTCCTGCTTTTGGTGGAATAATGGCAACTAGGAATGATTTATTTAGTTTAGGTTTTTCTGGATTAACTACATCTGCATTAGATACTACATCGGGTTTATTTGGTTTACTTGATTTTGCAGCAATGTTAACATCAAATTCAAGCGATCCTTTAAATGGTACATTATCTAATGTAAGCAATAGAAAGCTTTTTACCTTTAGGGGGGTAAATTCTTCTGATTTATTCTTAACAATTTTCCCAGGAGGTAATGTTAATATAGGAGGTACCACAGATGTAGGCTACAAACTAGATGTAGATGGAGTTATAAGAGGCGAACAATACTTAAGGTTGGCAGATACAAGTGGTACAAACCAATTTAGTATTAGAGCTGAGTCTACTTTCGGTACACTTGACAACGGGTCTAAAACATTTAACTACATAGCTAGTAATCATTTGTTTTTAGTTGGATTTTCTGAAAAGATGCGCATTAACTCTAATGGTAATGTCGGTATTGGGACTACAAGTCCTGATGAGGCACTACATGTGTACCACCCTTCTGCAAACATAAATGCAATAATAGAATCGGGCGATGCAAATGCGTATCTAGCGTTTAAAGATAGTTTAACCACCTCAAATGCTTCTGTATTTTTAGGTGCTAGTGCCAATGATATGACATTTTTTGCAGGTGGTACAACAGAACGTATGAGAATAGAATCAACGGGGGATGTAGGCATTGGAACTAATAATCCAACTGAGAAGTTGCATATTTCTGATAATGGAGCTACTACTGTTGTAATAGAAAGTACGGACACTGCTAAATCTACAAATGCTAATTTGAATTTTAAAACAGCAGGTGTAGTAACAGTAGAAATGAAAGCTCAAGCAGAGTCTGCTAATGCTACAGTTGGAGGTAGTTTTGTAATAGAAACTGCATCGGATGATATTGGTGGGACAAACACAAACCAACTTGCTCTAAGTAATGATGGTAGTGTTGGTATTGGTATAGGGGCTCCTAGAGCTCAGCTTGAAGTTGATGGGGGTGTTAAAATTGCGGATGACACAGACACAGCTTCTTCTGACAAAGTAGGAACACTAAGATATAGAACATCAGGAAATAATAGTTATGTAGACATGTGTATGCAAACAGGTGCATCAACATATGCTTGGGTAAATATAGTACAAAACAATTGGTAATATGGGAAAAAAATATATATCTGACGAGTTTGTAACAGAAGCAGGGTGGTCATCTAATAATGCTGCTCTTGTAGATAATCTAACAACCGCCAACATAAGCGGTGCAACTAATTTAGATTGGGACTTTACAGTACATAAATTAACTGCTACCGCAGCGGTTACATTTAGTGATATTAATTTACCTACACATCCTAAAACCATAACTATTTATTTAACAGGCGAATTTGCTATTACAGCGGTTACAGCTTGGGATTTAGACTTAACTGATTACGATGGTTCAGTATGGAATAGAATTACGATTGACTATGTGGAAAGCGGTTTTTATAGTGCGGATTTAAAAGTATTATCGTAATGAGTAGACGTAGGATTTTATTAGCTAATCAATCACAAGGCGGTGGTGGTTTTAGTCCTTTAGATTTAAGTCCTAACTTATGGTTAGATGCTACTGATGCAACTACTATTACAGAAGTAAGCGGAAATGTTAGTCAATGGGATGATAAAAGTGGTAACGGTAATAATGTTGTACAAACTTTATCAACTGACAGACCTACAAATGGTGCTTCTATTAACGGTAATAACGCTATTGATTGGGGTGCAGCGAGAAATAGAAAAAGACTTGGGTTAAATAGAGGTGCAAACACAGATAATTGGCAAGATGTTTACGTTGTTGGACGTTGGGACGCAGCAGATACAATTTTTCCAAGATATAACGGTTTATATAGTGCTTTTACAAGTGGTGGTACATCGAGTGGTATAGGATTAACGGGAAGGATTAGTACACCCGATTTTTTTAGCGCAATTACATTTTATGATAATTTATATTTAAACAATACTTTAATAGCAAGTGGCGACGATGTCTTAGGCGTTGCAAATACAATAGCAAATAATTTTTTTATATCTTTTTCGGCAAATTCACCTATTGGTGTTAATGGTATTTGTGTAGGTGGCGAAAGGGCTAATAATTCTAACGGTTGGCAAGGTGTTATAGGGGAAGTAGTTGCATTTCCTAGAAAATTAAGCGATACAGAACGAGGGCAAATGAACACATATTTAACAAATAAATGGGGTTTATAATGAAAGCAATAAAAGAAAATAATACAATACAGATTTATTCCAAAATACCTAAATTTTATAATAATACACCGTATTATAACACGTTACCAAACGACAAGCATATTGCCGACGGTTGGCAAGATGTAGAGCAACCTACATTTGATAGTAACAAGCAAAGATTGTCTGAAGTAAAAGAAGATGTAGGCGGTGTTTTTTATTACGAAGTCATAGACCTAAACGCAGACGAATTACAAGCTATTGAAGATGCGGAAATACAACTGGGAAAACATTTTGGTACACAGTTTTAATCTATAATAGCGTTGTAATGTTAATTAAAAAAAATAAAAATTATGATAAATTACACATGGGATTGCAGAACAGTAGATGTATATCCAACAGAAGGAAGTAACACAAATGTGGTGTATAACGTGCACTACAGGGTGACTGGTGAAGATAGTGAAACAGCTCTTACAGCAGTCTCAATAGGTACTCAAATGTTAGATACATCTGACATTACAGAGTTTATACCTTTTTCTGATTTAACAAACGAGCAAGTCGTTGATTGGACAAAAGCGTCATTAGGTGATGAAACCATCGCTGTCATCGAGAAAAACATTGCTGATCAGATTGCAGAGAAAGAAAATCCTACATCTGTTACGATGAACATAGAGGATTAAATTAAAATTACTTATATTTGCTATAATAAAATCAAATAATAATGAGTAAAATTAAAGATGATCAGCTTAAAAAGCTACAGGAATTAGTAGGTAGTATAAACAGTGTACAATCACAGGTAGGTGGGTTGGAGTTTCAAAAGCACCAGCTACTTCATCAGGTGTCAGATATTCAGGGTGAATTAAATGCTTACCAGAAAGAACTTGAGGATGAGTATGGTAAGGTTTCAATAAACCTTCAAGACGGAACTATATCTGAGGAAAGTGGAGATTAGAAAGATATCTATAGGAGCTGACTATAAGTCTAGTTCTATGCATTATATATATGGTCAAGGCGTTTTAAATAACCAGTACTATATACATCTGATACAGTATGATGAGACATCTGAATCTTATAAAATATGGATAGAGAGGGATGGTGAAATTTTACTTTGGAAAAAGTTCAATAGGAATATGCCAATATCTATAGAATTTAATATAAACTTTTAATGAGATCACCCTTTAACTTTATTGTGCGTCCGCATAATGGAAGGAGGTATGATAATATAAAGAATGTTGGTGGAATAGATTTAATAACTAGCACATCACAGGAAGATCATACAACATCTAACCGATATGCAACTGTGGTGTCTACACCTATTAATTACTCAGGTGATATAGAGCCTGGTGATACTATTATGGTTCATCATAATGTTTTTAAATATTATTATGACATGAAGGGTCGTCAAAAAAGTGGAAGAAGTTTTATTAAGGACGACTTATTCTTGGTTGATGACTTTCAGTATTATATGTATAAGCATAATGATGTTTGGAAGTCTAAGGATGAGTTTTGTTTTATAAGACCAATATCTAAAGAACAGATTTATATATACAGTCCTGGTGTAGAACAACCATTGATGGGTGAGATTGTATACACAAACAACATTTTACTTTCTTACGGATTAGATGTCGGAGATATTGTATCTTTTAGACCAGATTCAGAGTATGAGTTTAATTTAGATGGAGAGAAACTGTACAGGGTAAGAACAGACTGGATAACATGGACTCAAGAAAAATAAAGATAGAGATAATAAGGGCAGCTGAAAAGGCTGTTCAGGAACTTATAAAGGTCGCTAAGGAGGATATAATTAAGAAGGATCTTGATGATCTATCTCCAGAGATAGCTGCCGATAGGTTAAAGAATGCTGCTGCATCAAAAAAGCTTGCTATATTTGATGCTTTTGAGATACTATCTAGAATAGAGTCAGAGAAAGAACTTATAGAGAGTTCAGGAACTGAAACAAAAAATATGAACAGCTTTGCAGAAAGAAGAGCAAAATAAAGAACTATATACTAAGGTATATCCTATTACAGAAAAGGCTTTAAAATCAAAGAATAAGGCTAGATCATTTAAGTATGGATATGATGATAAGTATGATATTGTTGTTATATCTAAGGATGGTACTGTAGGGGATGTTATTAATATTAATGGTATAAATATAGCCCTACCATCTACACCTAAAAAAATACACAAGAGAAGCTCAAAAAAAAATGAACAGTATTGGGAGGTTCCTGAATATCCAAAACAACTACAAAGAATAAAATCTATATTCCAATGGAACGAGTCTCCTAAAGATTTCAAGTCTAGTTGGGTTGATTATATTGAACAAGAGTTTGACAGAAGGGATGACGGATATTGGTTCTACAATAATGGCGAACCTACGTATATAACAGGTACACACTACATGTACTTGCAATGGACTAAGATTGATGTTGGTCATCCTGACTTTCGTGAAGCGAATAGAATATTCTTTTTATATTGGGAGGCTTGTAAGGCTGATGATAGATGTTTCGGAATGGTGTATTTAAAGATACGTCGTTCAGGTTTTTCATTTATGTCTTCAGCTGAGTGTGTTAATACTGCTACACTAGCAAAAGATTCTAGGGTAGGGATATTGTCTAAGACTGGGTCTGATGCCAAGAAGATGTTTACAGATAAGGTTGTACCAATATCTAGTAACTATCCTTTCTTCTTTAAGCCTGTTCAGGATGGTATGGATAAACCTAAGACAGAGCTTGCGTACAGGGTTCCTGCCTCTAAGATAACAAAGAAAAATATGTATGACTCTGAGGAGGATATAGATGGATTGGATACCACTATTGATTGGAAGAATACTGACGATAACTCTTATGATGGGGAAAAACTTTTACTACTGGTTCATGATGAATCTGGTAAGTGGATTAAACCAAATAATATATTAAACAATTGGCGTGTAACAAAAACCTGTCTAAGACTAGGTAGTAGGATCATTGGTAAGTGTCTAATGGGTTCTACATCAAATGCACTAGAGAAGGGTGGTAATAACTTCAAGAAGTTATACTACGATTCTGATCCTAACAACAGGAACTCTAACGGACAAACAAAGAGTGGTATGTATAACATATTCATACCTATGGAATGGAATATGGAAGGTTTTATAGATAGGTATGGTATGCCAGTCTTAGACAATCCAAAAAAGCCTGTTATAGGTATCAATGGTGATAAAATAAAGCAGGGTGCTGTAGAGTATTGGAACAATGAGGTTGATTCTCTTAAGAACGATCCAGATGCTCTTAATGAGTATTATAGACAGTTTCCAAGGACAGAGTCTCATGCATTTAGAGATGAAAGCAAGAGCTCTATATTTAGCCTGACTAAGATATATCAGCAGATGGATTACAATGATAATCTTATACGTGATAAGGTTTTGGTTAAGGGGTCATTCCATTGGAAGGATGGAAAGAAGGATACAGAGGTTTTCTGGACTCCCGATAACAGGGGTAGGTTTTTAATATCTTGGATTCCAAATCAAAAATTACAGAACAGGATAGATATAGTAAACGGATCTAAGTCACCTGGCAACGCTCATATAGGTTCCTTTGGTTGTGATAGTTATGATATATCAGGAACTGTTGGTGGTGGTGGATCTAATGGTGCTCTTCATGGACTTACTAGATTTCATATGGATGACGCTCCTGTAAACGAGTTTTTTTTGGAGTATGTGGCAAGACCTCAGACAGCAGAAATATTCTTTGAGGATGTTTTAATGGCTTGTGTATTTTATGGGATGCCTATACTTGTAGAGAACAATAAACCAAGACTACTATATCACTTTAAAAACAGAGGTTATAGAAAGTATTCATTAAACAGACCTGATAAGCCTACTAGGAACCTTTCTAAGACAGAGTTAGAGCTTGGGGGTATACCTAACTCATCTGAGGCAGTAAAACAAGCACACGCATCAGCTATAGAGACATACATAGAGAAGTATGTTGGTTTAGATATTGAGGGCAACTATAGGTCTTCTGACGAGATGGGTTCTATGTACTTCTCTAGGACACTGCAAGACTGGGCTAGGTTCGATATAAATAATAGAACTAAGTTTGATGCATCTATTAGCTCTGGTTTAGCTATCATGGCTAATCAAAAACATACATTTAACAACATTAAAAAACAGTCAAAAATAAGCATTAACTTTGCAAGATATAATAACCAAGGACGATTTAGTGAAATAATTAGATGAAAGAGATAAATATATCTGTAAACTCGTCTTCATTTCCCAGCCAGTATGTACCTGACTCTAAGAAGAATACAAAAGAGTTTGGTCTACAGATAGGTCAAGCCATTCAGTATGAGTGGTTTAAGAGAGATAATGGAGGTTCAAAATTTTACAACCAATGGGATGCCTTCCATAAACTAAGGCTATACGCTAGAGCAGAACAATCTGTAGCTAAATATAAGAACGAACTATCTGTAGACGGAGACTTGTCATACATGAACTTAGACTGGACACCTGTCCCAATAATACCTAAGTTCATAGACATAGTTGTTAACGGAATGGCAGACAGAATGTTTGACATTAAGGCTTATGCACAAGATGCAATGTCTGCTGAAAAGAGAAATAGTTATCAAGACAATATAGAGTCAGACATGGTCTCTAAGGACTTGCTTACACAAATAAAAGATGACTTTGGGGTAGATGCATTTAATACATCACCAGAAGAGTTACCAGAGACAGATGATGAGTTACAATTGCATATGCAGCTTAACTATAAGTCGTCTATAGAGTTGGCTGAAGAGGCGGCTATAAATACTATACTTTCTGAGAACAAGTATGAGGATACTAGAAAAAGAATTGTATATGACCTAACTACACTAGGTATAGGTGTTGCAAAGCACGAGTTCTTACCTGGAGCAGGTATTGTTGCTAAGTATGTAGACCCAGCTAATGTTGTATATAGCTATACTGAAGACCCTAACTTTAATGATTGTTTTTATTGGGGTGAGGTTAAGACAGTACCTATAACTGAGGTTGTAAAGATAGACCCTAGTATAAGTAACGAAGATTTAGAGGCTATTGGAAAATACAGTCAGGCATGGCATCAGTACTCTCATTCTACACAGTATTATGATAATTCTATATTTAGTAATGACAGCGTAACACTTTTATATTTCAACTATAAGACCACAAAGAAGATGGTTTATAAGAAGAAGGGTGAAAAAGTTATTGAGAAGGATGATGAGTTTAATCCACCACAAGAGATGATGGATGAAAGAGGGTTTGATAAGATTGAGAAGAAGATAGAGGTATGGTATGAGGGTGTTATGGTTATGGGTACAAACATCATACTTAGATGGGAGTTAGCTAAGAATATGGTAAGACCTAAGTCTGCATCTCAAAACTCAAGTTCTAATTATATTGCTTGTGCTCCAAGGATGTATAAGGGTAATATAGAGTCATTACTTAGACGTATGGTTCCTTTTGCGGATCTTATACAGATGACTCACCTTAAACTACAACAGGTAATACAGAAGGTTGTTCCAGATGGTGTATTTATTGATGCTGATGGTATTAATGAGGTTGACCTTGGTAATGGAGCAGCATACAGCCCTGAAGATGCACTTAGGCTATACTTTCAGACAGGTTCTGTTGTTGGTAGAAGTTATACTCAGGATGGAGAGTTTAATAATGCAAGAGTTCCAATACAGGAACTTTCTAAGAATAGTGGTCAGGGTAAGATAGGAAGCCTTATAGGTAGTTATAATCATTACCTACAGATGCTTAGAGATGTAACTGGACTTAATGAGGCTCGTGATGGTTCAATGCCTGATCCAAACTCATTAGTAGGGTTACAGAAGCTTGCAGCATTAAATAGTAATACAGCAACTAGACATATATTAGACGGTACTTTGGATATAACTAGAGACCTAGCTGTAGCACTTTCATGTAGAGTGTCTGATGCTTTAGAGTATCATCCATACAAGGATGAATTTATAATGCAGATAGGTAAGTATAATGTAAACCTACTTAATGATATTAAGGATTTACACATATATGACTTTGGAATATTTATAGAGATGGCTCCTGACGATGAGCAGAAACAACAGCTAGAACAAAATATTCAAGTAGCTCTCTCTCGTGACGCTATTGATTTGGATGATGCCATTGATATACGTGAGGTTAGAAATGTAAAGCTAGCTAATCAGTTATTAAAGGTTAAAAGAAAAAGAAAAGAAAAAGACAGACGTGCTTACGAGATGCAGAAGGTTCAGCAACAACAGCAGGGACAGATGCAGTCTCAACAGATAGCTGCTCAGGCTGCTGCTCAGAAGATACAGATGGAGGCTCAGGCTAAGATGCAGATCGCTCAAGCTGAAGCAGGTTTCTCATTAGAGAAGCTTAGAGGTGAGGCTGAGTTGAAGACTCAATTGATGCAACTTGAATTCCAATTAAACATGCAGTTAAGGGGTGTTGAGGCTGATATGGTAAACAGTAGAGAGGATAGTAAAGAAAAGGCTAAGGATGATAGGATAAGTAAACAGAATACGCAACAATCAAGACTTATTGAGCAGCGTAAGAAAGATTTACCTCCTATAAATTTTGAGTCCAATGAGGATACTCTAGATGGATTTGATCTGTCTGAGTTTGAGCCTAGATAAATATAATATAATAATGTGTATTTTTGCACAATAAATTTAATTTAATATGGAAATAAAAATAAAAGAGGTCGATGGTCCTGGACAGAAATCGATCCAAGAGGTCGAGGAAAAATTAATTGATCAACAGACCGAACAAGTAGAGGTCGAGAATACTACAGATGAAAAGACTGTAGAAGATAACACTCCTCAGTTTGGTGAGGAAGACGTTCTTTCATTTATTAAGAATAGATATGAAAAAGATATAAACTCTATAGACGAGTTGTTCTCTCAGCGTGAGCAGAATGATGAACTACCAGAGGATGTATCATCCTTCTTGAAGTATAAGAAGGAAACAGGTCGAGGTATTAATGACTTCATGAAGTTACAGATTGACTATGATGAACTAGACCCAGACCAAGTATTGCGTGACTATTATGCTGAAACCGAAAATGATTTAGACTCTGAGGATATTAATTACCTTATGAGTGAGAAATTTTCTTATGACGAAGATTTGGATGATGAGTCGGAGATTAAGAATAAGCAGATCGCAAAGAAAAGAGAACTTGCAAAAGCTAAGAAGCATTTCAATGATCTAAAGGAGGCGTATAAGGTCCCTGTCGAGTCGACGGGTTCACCTGTCAACGAAGATGAAATGGAGTCCTACAAGGCTTACAAGGAATATATATCACAATCAGAAAGTATCCAAGAACAGAATCAGAAGCGTTCCGAATACTTCACCCAAAAGACTAACGATCTTTTCAACGATGATTTCAAAGGTTTTGAATTCGCAGTCGGTGATCAGAAGGTTATATTTAATCCAGGTGACGTTAAGGAGGTAAAGAAGGTTCAGTCAGACGTAAATAACTTTATCTCTAAATTTTTAGATGATTCAGGTATGGTGAATGACCATGTTGGATACCATAAGGCTTTAAGTGCTGCTTTGAATCCAGATAAACTTGCCACATACTTCTATGAGAAGGGTAAGTCTGACGCTGTTGATAATGTAGGTAAGACGATAAAAAACATCGATATGGATGTTCGTTCTACACCTCAACAGATGACAACTAATGAAGGGTTTAAAATAAGAGCTGTAGAGTCTAATTCTAGTCGTGGTCTAAAGATTAAAAAAAGATAAAAATAACAAAAAAAACATTAAATTATGGCTTTTACATTAGGAGGATCTGTGAGTTTAACTCCAGCTCCAAGCCAGGTAACATTACCTGGAAATTACATTACTGACTTCAACTTTTTGAATCAGTACTTACCAGACACTTACGAAAAAGAATTCGAGCGTTATGGTAACAGATCAGTTAGCTCTTTCTTAAGAATGGTTGGAGCTGAAATGCCTTGTACTTCTGACTTAATCAAGTGGTCTGAGCAAGGACGTTTACACATTAAATATGAGGGTGTTACTCTTGACGATGCTGAAGTAGCTGGTCAGGATGACGTTGTACTTAACATTACAGGTCACGCACTTAGAAAAGGACAGACTGTAATGGTATCTGATGGATCTACATCAGCTACTGCTTCTTTCAAAGGTATCATCACTGCTACTACTGCTGATACTGTAACTGTAGCTATCTATGACGCAGCTGGTCTTCCTGCTGTTGCTGGATTAGCATCAGGTGATAACTCTGCTACTGACTTAGACTTATTTGTTTATGGTTCTGAATTTAAAAAAGGATCAAACGGAATGGATGGTGCTTTAGAGGCTGAAGAGGATATCAAGGAAAATAACCCAATCATCATCAAGGACAAGTATTCAGTATCAGGTTCTGACATGGCTCAGATCGGATGGATCGAAGTTGAAGGAGAGAATGGTTCAGGATACCTATGGTACTTAAAGTCTGAGCACGAAACTCGTCAGCGTTTTGAAGATTATTTAGAGACTGCAATGATCGAGGCTGTTCCTGCTGAGGCTAACTCTGGAGCAATTGCTGCTAGTGGAGACTTAGGAAATAAAGGTTCTGAAGGTTTATTCTACGCTATAGAAAATGGTGGTAACACTACTACAGGTTCTTTAGCTGATTTAGATGATATCGATGCTGTTGTTACTCGTTTAGATAAGCAAGGTGCTATCGAAGAGAACGTTCTTTTCGTTAACCGTGCACTTTCTTTCGAGATTGACAATGTATTAGCTGCACAGAATAACTTCGGTTCTTCAGGTGCTTCTTTTGGATTGTTTGATAACGATCAAGATATGGCTTTAAACTTAGGATTCAACGGATTCCGTAGAGGATATGACTTCTATAAGTCTGACTGGAAGTACTTAAATGATGCAACTATGAGAGGTGGTATCGTTGGTGGTGCTGTAGACGGAGTATTAGTTCCTGCTGGATCTACTAACGTTTATGACCAAATCATGGGTAAAAACGCTAAGCGTCCATTCTTACACGTAAGATATAGAGCTTCTGAAACTGAAGATCGTAAGATGAAGTCTTGGATCGTAGGTTCTGCTGGAGGTGCTTCAAATAGCGATTTAGATGCTATGGAGGTTCACTTCTTATCAGAGAGAGCTTTATGTACATTAGGTGCAAACAATTTCTTCTTATTTAAATAAGAATTAAAATATGTAATTTTTACCCTCGTTGTATTGACGGGGGTAATTATTACTTTTATAAACTTTAAATTAAAATCAAATGAAAAAACAAGTAGTCCTAAAGGACAGAACCTATCGGTTAAAAGGAAAGACAGCTTCTATTGTCTTTATTCTAAATTCACGTAACTCACGTAGAAAACCATTACTACATTTTGACGGAAAACAAAACCGTGCTTTAAGGTATTCATCAAACCAATCATCACCATTTCAGGATGATCAGGATGATAATGCTATTATTGAACCTGTTGTTTTTGAGGATGGTATGTTATTTGTACCTAAAACAAATCCTGTACTTCAGGAATTTTTATCACTTCACCCAGGGAATGGAACTATATTTGAAGAGGTAGACAATGAGAAAGATGCTACAGTAGAGGTTGAGATTTTAGATGCTCAGATTGATGCTCAGGTAGCTGCAAAGAATCTTGATATAGATATGTTAGAAACTATAGGTAGAATAGCTCTTGGATTGAATGTGGATAAGATGTCTACATCTGAACTAAAGAGAGATGTTCGTCTATATGCAAGAAACAGTCCAGAAGATTTCTTGGACACACTTAATGATCCAATGTTAAAGATCCAGAAGTTAGCTTCTGATTGTATGAGTCAAGGATTATTATCAATAAGAAATAAGGGTAAGGATGTTTACTTTAACCTACCTCAGAACAAGAAGAAGTTATTGAGTATACCTTTCGGTGATACTGCTATACAGGCTTTGGCTATGTTCTTCCAGACGGATGATGGCATTGAACTTATGTCTATGCTTGAGAACAAGTTAGAGGACTAAAACTTACCATATAACACATATTATCTAGACCCTTTCAGAAATGAAGGGGTTTATTTATTTTTACTATCTTTGCATAAACTTTTACAAGATGATAAACAGTGTAAGAAATACTGTGTTGGCTGTAGCTAACAAGCAAAACTTCGGATATATAAGTCCTGCTGACTTTAATCTTTATGCAAAGCAGGCACAGTTAGATATTTTTGAGGATTATTTCTATAGATATAATGAATGGATGGTCAAACAGAACTCTAGAGTTTCAGGTAGTGGCTATGCTGATATAGTAAAAAATTTAGAAGAGGTTATTGACTTGTTTTCTGTTCAGGACTCTTTATATAGGGTTAATCCACCGAGTGGTATTTCTAACTTATATAATATGCCTAACGAGACAAATAACGATGATACGTATTACCTTTTAAATAAGGTATTGGTATATAAAAATATTTTAACAGAGGGAACTACTACTGGTGTTACTGTAGGAAATAATGGTGTTGTTGACACAAGCAAAGATTTTGTAAGTTTAGGAGTATCTGTAGGTGACTATGTTGCTATACAGGTAGGTGATAGAATTTTTTTCGAGAGAATAAATAGTATTACAGGTACAGATACTTTGGTTGTATCTAACACAAATATATCTAGCTCTTCAAGTGTTTATTCTGTATATGAGGCTAATACTATTCAGAAAGAAGTAGAGAGAGTTTCTCATTCAAAGATAACAATGCTAAACTCATCAAACCTTACAGCTCCTAAGTTAAACACTCCAGCATACACTCAGAGCGAGTTAACTATATCTGTATTTCCTAATAGCGTAGATGCAGTGGGTCAGGTTACTGCTCAATATATTAGGAAGCCAAGAGACCCTAAGTGGACATATACAAGTCTATCTGGAGGAGAGCCAGCTTTTGATCAGAGTTCAACTGACTATCAGGATTTTGAACTACCTATTACTGATGAACCTAACTTAGTGAATAAGATACTAAAGTATGCAGGTATATCTATAAGAGAGGCTGACGTATATCAGACAGCAAGTAACGAAGAAATTAAAGAAGCACAAAAACAAGGATAATGGCATATTTAACAGGATATCAATATTACGAGAATGCAGGGTCTAACCCAGAGGATAATAATTGGGGATCATATCAGTACATATCATTGGATGATATTGTAAACAACTTTATGTTGATGTATGTCGGTAATGATAAGTTGGTAAACAATGTTGAGAGGTATAATGTATTATTCCATGCAAAGAGAGGTATACAGGAATTGAATTACGATGCGATGAAGGAGACAAAGATAGTTGAGCTATCTGTATCTGACAATGCAACAGTTGTTCTTCCTCCAGACTATGTAAACTGGGTTAGAATATCTTTATATAAGGATGGAGTCTTAATGCCTTTAACAGAGAATGTTAATACTAACTTTTCAAAGAGTTACCTACAAGACAATGATGCTCGTGTATTATTTGATCAGGATGGAGATGTTCTTATAGGAAGTGGTATACTAGACCTAGATAGAATTGATGGTGTTCAAAAAACACAATACTTAGGAGAGGGAAGAATGAATGGTTCTCTTGGGTATCAGATAGAAGGAAAATGGGTGTTTGATTACTCTGTAGGAGGTAGGTATGGTTTAAATACTGAAACCGCTAATGCAAATCCAACATTTAAGATAAATAAATCTAGTGGAGTTATAAGCTTCAGTTCAGCTATGGCTGATCAGATTGTAGTTATAGAGTATGTGTCTGATGGTATGGAAGGCGGAGATGATGCAAAGGTAAGTCTAAATAAGTTATTTGAAGATTACATATATGCATACATGAAGTACGCTATACTTAATTCTAAGTTTGCTGTTCAGGAGTATGTAGTTAGGAGAGCTCAGAAAGATAAATCTGCTCTTTTAAGAAATGCCAAGATAAGACTTAGTAACATTCATCCTGGTCGCCTACTTATGAATATGAGGGGTGCTCAAAAATGGTTAAAATAGAATGATTATAAACAAGAATTTTATAGGGTCTAGAATGAATAAAAGTCTAGACGAAAGATTAATACCTGCTGGTGATTATACGGATGCGTTAAACATACGTGTATCATCTTCTGAGGATGGTGAAGCATTAAGTGCTGAAAACACAAAAGGTAATGAGCTGTTAGCAACACCTAGGTATGATGGAAAAGATGTGGCAGATGCTGTATGTATCGGTGCGTATGAGGATGGAGAAAATGAAAAAATATACTGGTTTTTAACGTCTGATGTTGTAGATATTATATTATCATACAATACCAAGTCAGATTCAATAACATATCATGTTGTATCAGAGACTGTATTAAACTTCGATGAGAGGTATCTTATCAATGGTATCAATCTTATAGATGACCTATTATTTTTTACAGACAATTATAATCAACCGAGACGTATAAACGTTCTGTCGTCATACCCTGAACCAATTGGAGGTGTTGATCAGATTACAGAGGATGACATATCGGTTATAGTTAAGCCACCTGTAGATGCTCCTGTTTTAACACTATCAAAGAAAGCTAAGAAGGATAACTATATGGAGGAGAAGTTTATCCGATTTTCTTATAGATATAAGTACAAGGACGGAGAGTATTCTGCCCTTTCTGAGTTTTCAGATTTAGCATTTACTCCAGGACAGTTTAGATTTGACTATGGTAGCTATGATATGATTGGTATGAGAAATAATATTAACTCTGTTAATGTTGATTTTTTTACTGGACCATCTGACGTTATTGGTATTGACTTGTGTTTCAAACTATCTAACACAAATATAATTAATGTTATAGAGAAGTACGATAAGTCAGAGATGGGATGGGGTGACAATGACAATGTATCTGTAGAGTTCACTAACCAAAAGATATATACCACGCTACCAGAGAGTGAGTTACTAAGGTTATATGATAACGTTCCTAAGAAGGCTAAGGCACAGACAACTATAGGTAATAGGATTATGTATGGTAACTATTATGATGGACATAATGTAGACACCATTATTGATTACAGTATTGAACTTAATACTGAGGATATAGGATTCAATCCTTTAGTAGAATCTAGGGATGATGGAACTGATTACACATTAGAAACACCTAATGTAACTATAACAAACTCAAGGCTAGATATAGACCTTACTGATATTGATATGTTAGAGGGAGGTAGTCTTAATATAGATTTTAATATTGTTCATGATTCATTTGGTGGAGATGCTTCTTTTGTAGATGGAAGTGAGGTAGAGAATAATTACCAGGAAACGTTTGAATTTATATTCCCTAGAGATTTTTCAGATGCACAGGATCTTGCTACAGATACTGATTTTTTAGCCTCTATAGAGTTAACAGACCCGACAGGATTCCCAGGTACTGAGGATGATGGATATAGCCTGAGTGACTTGTTTTTTTCAAATATAGTAGACCACGCTAGTGGTAACTGGGGTATTTCTGATGGAGGTATTACATCTTCAGACCAAGGATTTATAGTATCTCACTCTGGAAATACACTAAGTATACAGATACCAGCAGTAGAGTTTGAGGATAGTACAAACCCTGGAACTTATGCATACGAATATTTCTCTAACAGCTCTACAACTACGTCCATAACTGAACAAGGTAATAGACAGAGTCTGCATAGTAATAGGGATTATGAGGTAGGTATTGTTTATCTTGACGAATATAACAGAGCTTCAACTGCTCTTGTTAGTAATTACAATACAGTGTATGTAGAGCCTCAGTACTCTATAAATAAGAACTCAATTACAACAACAATAAATAGTTTAGCTCCAAGCTGGGCAAAGAGATATAGGCTTGTAATGAAGCCGAGTAAGGGTAATTACGAGACTGTTTATGTGCAGAACTATTATTTTGACACTAGTGAAGGTGCTTGGTGGTTAAAGCTTGAGGGTGATAATCAGACAAAGTTTAAGAACGGTGACAGTTTAATAGTAAAGAAAGCATCAGATGGACCTACAACAGATGTTATAAAGACCAAGGTGTTAGATTTAGAGACAAAGGAAAAACATTTTATAGACGAGAATAATGAGGTCCCTCCTAGTAGTGGGGTGTATATGAAGGTCAGACCTAGTAATTTTACTATCGCTGAGTCCGAGGTAGAGGACATAGATTTTGATAGTTTGACTAAAAAAAATGGTGTTGGTCAAGCGTACCCTACATATATAGAAGACCCAGATAATCCAGGGACTTATATAGACTATTCAATAACGTCTGGAAGTGAGGTTAGGATATTTTTCAATAACCACAGAGCTGGTTCAGGAAGTGGTTGTGGATCTAGGTATTTTAAGTTCGATAGAACGTTTATAGCTACCAGAGATTACGATAGTCTTTACGACTTCATAATAAGCGAGAACGTAGACTTCAACAACCCTACAAACAATCCAGGACCTGAGAGTTCTGACGACACTACCCCTAGCGCAGATTTTGATGAAAGTATTGGGACAGCATTGGTTGTTCTCTCTACTTATAGTATAATATCTGGTGGTTATAATGCTGGTGAAGGTGTAACGGGTATTCAGTTTGTTAGAAATAATACACCAGGGACTTCTAATTACAGTTCTTTCTTGACATTCACTCAAGCTGGTAGTAAGTGTAATGGAAGAAACTATTGGCTTACTGTTCATATTCAGGTATTTAATGCAGGAGAACTTTTAGTTTTTGAGACTATACCAGAGGAAAACACTAACGAGATATACTACGAGAGTTTTAAGAGTTACCCAATAACAGAGGACAGATACCATACTGGTGATGTTCAAGATCAGACAAGTAGTGATTCGTGTATTGTCAATCTAGATATGTATAACTGCTTTGCCTTTGGTAACGGTGTTGAAAGTTTTAAGATAGAGGATGGTTTAGCTCAACCAGGGTTTAATCTTGGTGCTAGGGTGACTGCTGTGTCTGAGCAGGACTATAAGGAGGCTCATAGGTATGCAGACATTACTTATAGTGGTGTGTACAATCAGGAGACAAACCTTAACAAGCTAAACGAGTTCAATCTAGGTTTAGTAAACTTCAAGACGCTAGAACAAAACTTTGGACCTATAGAGGTACTTCATGCAAGGATGAGTGATATACTCACCCTTCAGGAGGATAAGATATCTTATGTACTTGCTAATGGTAAGAATTTATTTTCAGATGCACAGGCAGGAGGAGCTATACTATCCACACCTGACGTACTTGGACAACAAATACCAAGGATTGAGGAGTATGGTATAAGTAATAATCCTGAAAGTTTTTCTAACTATGGTTTCGATATATTCTTCACAGACTCAAAGAGAGGTGCTGTAATAAACTTAAGAGGTGCTGGTGGTACAGGTGACCAGCTTAATGTTATTTCTTCATTAGGAATGCGTTCTTGGTTTAGAGATAGGTTTATAGAGAACACTAATAAAATGCATTTAGGTGAGTATGATCCTTACATGAATGAGTATGTTTTATCATTTACTGATAACTTAATAGATGTACAGGAAGATACTAGAGATTGTGGATTCAGTTTAGCACAACAGTCATCAAGCACTGTAGCTACATATAATATTAACCTAGATGATTTTACAGGAGATGTTGATATTGATTACGACATTACAGCTGGTAGTTTAGATATACTTGTCACGTATGACGGTACAGATGTACTAGACCAGGTGTTAACTGGAACAGGTACATTAACATTCTCAAAGGATGAACTGAATGTAAACGAGTGTGTGCTAGTACTGACACCAACAAATGCTACATATGAAATAAACTTTGGATGTGTTCAGGCACAGCAGCTTACTGTTGTAAGGATAGTTAATAATACAGATGAAATGGAAGACCTAAGTATTCATCACGAATACCTATGGGAGGATAATGGATTTTCTAGTCAGGTTGTGACTGATTCCTTTACTTTTGGTGAAGGTCCTGTATCTTTATACGAGACATCTACTAACTTTGAGTCTCAAGGTGGATCACCATCTGAGGGTGCAACTGTCACTATGAGATATAAGAAGCTGGAAGGTGATTTGGCTGAATGGGATATTGACAAGTTCAAGTACCTAGTCTCTGATGTTCTTTATCAGGAAGGAGACATAGCTACACTTATACCTTTACTAACAGAGGCTACGCCTATATTAAGTCCAGAGACAGATGTGTATGAGGCTTCATTTACATACACTAACACTTCTAATAATCAGTATCTGTATTTGGTATGGGATTATATAGATCAGGTTTCAGGTACAACTGTTACAGCTACGTTTGATAATAGCTTAGGGAATGAAAGGTATTCTAGTCAGTTTGGACTGTCTCCGTTATCTGTAACAAGCCCAGGCACACCAACTAGATTTGGTTGGACATTTACAGGATGGTCTCCAACACTTCCAACAACTATAACTTCAGACACTACGTTTACATCACAATGGTCGGATAATGGTGTGACATACGATAGCGTTGTAGCTGTGGATGATTGTAATGATGCTGATGGAGTTGCTACTAGTATTGTAAGTGTAGATGAGACTGATGCAATAATAGTTGGTCAAAACTTGTACCAGACTAGTGGAGGAGATATAGTACTTCTTTCTTCTGGAACGTATAGACTATCTAGTGGTCTTACAGACGGACAGAGCTATGTATTATCAAGTATAACAGTGTCAGACTATGTAATTGTTATAGGTACTAGTGGAGTTATAATTAACATTATTCAATGCTAAAATAGATGGATAAAACATTAACATACAGTGAGTCAGCTAAGGGATGGACTTCGTTCTATTCCTTTGAGCCAGATATGATGATAGGGATGAATAACTACTTTTATTCATTTAAGGGTGGAAGGTTGTATAGACACAATACCAATAATACTAGGAATAATTTTTATGGAACACAGTATGTGTCTACTATAACTGGTGTCATAAATGAAGAACCATCTACAGTTAAGACATTTAAGACTATATCTTTAGAGAGTACTAAACCATTTAACTGTACGGTTACAAGTGATTTAGGTTCTGGCTTTATAGATAATACTTGGTTTAGTCTAAAGGAGGGTGATTACTACGCACACATTAGAAGAAATGATTCTGATGGAGTTTTTGAGATGAGGTCTCTTCAAGGTATTGGGTCTAGTACGGATGTAGATTCATCTGACACCTCAGCTGTATTGATAACGTTTGGGTTTAGGCTAGACAGTATGATATCTGTCGGTGATAAGATGCGTATGACTTCACTTACAGGCACAGACTTTATTGGAGACATAACTTCTGTTGATGGTAAAACCATAACTGTAGACACTACGGTTGGTGGTGGTTCTGTACCTACTGTTGGAGAGTATTTGATGTATGTGAAGAACAATGTAGCTGAGTCTTATGGAACTACAGGATATTATCTAGAATACCATTTAGAGCTACCTGTTAATTTATCTAACACATTTACCGAGATATTTGGTGTAGGATCCTCTTTATTCAAGAGTTATCCATAAAAAAATAGTATATTTGCATTAATAAAAAACAATAATATATGGGAGCAGCAGCAGGACTAGGAGCAGCAGTACCTTTTGTAGGCGTAGGATTACAAGTATTGGGTATGGGTTTAGATATAGCTCAATCTATAGACGCAAAGAAGAAGGAGAGAGACGCAGAGAGAGCAGCAGCAGAGTCTTTGGCTCAAGCGAAGAGTAAGATAGAGGTTAATAGAATGGAAGGCTTACAAGTGCCCTTAGACGCTTACGAACAGGCTGGAAGAGAGATAACTGCACAACATATGCAATCCTTAGAAGGGTTACGTGAGGCTGACGCTAGAACATTAGCCGCTGGTGTAGGTAAGTCATCAGCCGCTGGAGCTATGGCAACAGAAAAGAAAAGGCAACAGATGGCTGACGCTATATATGCAAGAGATAAGATGGTTGCTGATGAGCAGGCTACGATTGATAGAGCTTTAGCAACAATAAACTTACAAGAGGCGGAAGGTGCTCAGATGGCAGCAGCCCAAAGAGAACAGATGTCAGCACAGGCTTTATCTGGTGCAATAACAGGATTAGGTGGTGCAGCTCAAACATTTTACGAGGGTCAAGCATTATATGGAAATGGCAGACAAGCAGAGTTAGCCGCTGCTTCAGCGTACCAACAACAGACAGGTATGTATGGAGATATGAATGCAAGACAGGCAAGGAGAGCTATGATGAATAATGGTATTACCCAGCAAGGTTTTAATAACCTAGCCTCTGGACTGACAGCTGGTGGTCGGAGTGTTGCTCAGACACCTATAGAAACTGCAATGAATATACAACCTATAATGCCTACAGTACCTACACCTGCTTATAGGAATATTTCTCAGACACCTATAGCACCTATAACGCCTATACAGCCTATAATACCTATAAATTAACGCACTACAATAAATGGCTACATTCTACAAGTACAAAGAGAGAGACGACATAAGCAAGTCTATGATAGACTGGTCTGGGATAACTAAAAATATCTCTGACAACCTTATGAAAGAGAAGAGCAGAAGGGATGACCTTAAGCTTAAGATAGAAGAGGATCAGGTTCAAAGGCTGAATGCAATAGATGAGTATTCTAAGGGTCTAGACCCTACTATGAATCAGGCTATGATGAAGTACGCTCAAAACTATAAGGATTATCTTATGACTAGTCATAATTTATTGAAGAATGGTCTAGTATCAGTTAATGATACCAAGATAAAAAAACAAGGTGCTTCGGATACATTTAAAGCCATCAATGACGTAACAAAAGTTTACAATGAAAAAATTGGTGCGTTTATAGAAACTGGTGGATCTCTAAATGATTTTGTAGCTAAGAAAGTAGCAAGTGCTTTAGACATATCTAAGTCTGAGTTGATTATTGATGACATGGGTCGTGGTAGTTTTCTCACTAGAGATGAGAGTGGTAATGAGATTGTTGTCCCTGCGACATCAATGAATACTATTCTAAATAAAAAGTACGATAGGTTTAATACAACTGATGAGGTTGTTAACGTTGTTAAGGGTATATCTAATTGGACTTTAACAAGTAAAGGTGGATACAAGAGTGTGTCTGACTTTAGACAGAGGGGTGAGGATTTTTACAAGGAGACTCTAAAATCAAAAGTTAAGTCTATACTTAATAGTGATAAGAAAATATTAGAGGCTGCTGCCGACATGATGAACATGGATGTAACCTATGACGAGAAGCTTGCTAAGGAAAATCCTGGACAATATATATTGGCTAAGAATGAGGGAGGCAAGATAGTATTCGATGTTGAAGGTATTAGAGAAACTGTAGAGGAGGGTCTTTACAATCAGATAGACGCAGCTATAGGAAGAACAGAGACAGAGAGATCAAGACCTGTAGGACCACGAACACCTTCTGTGGAGAAAGCAGATAAAAACGTAGCATCTCTGATTGAAAACTTCGTCTCTAGGGGTGATTTTTCATCACTACAATCTGCTTTATCTGAAAAAGGATTTGTAGGATCTAAAGCTCCTGATAAGGATGGTGTTCTTAGATTAATAGATGCTAGTGGTAATGAGTATTTAATAAATACTAAAGGAAAGACTGCACAGCAGGTCGGTGAAGAAATAGCAGGTCCTCTAAAGGTGGTTAAATTCTTCAAGGATAGAGGTGTAAAAGGAAGTCTTAATGCATCAGTACTTGATCCAGCAAATAGTGGTAACTATGGTGTCTTTGTAAAAAGTCCTAAAGTTAGTTTTGATACTCAAACAAATAGAATCAGTATCACTAATAAATTAGAAGATTCTTTCGGGAATGCATTATCAGGTAATGAAAAGGGTGAAGAGATAGCAAATAGAATACAGAACTTAGTTGGTGGAGCTGCTAGTATATCATTTGTACCAGACACTAATGATATTGAGGTTAATGGTGAAACAATAACAGACGGAGTAAAAAATTTAAGTCTTGTACTTAATGCTGTTGATAACTTAAATAAAACTCAAGGAGAAAATCTTTTAAACGCATCAAATAGAAAACAAGAATAAGATGGACGATAAATATATAAAAGACATATACGACAATCTTGGAGGAGAATCTGTATTTGGTAATTACAATGATTATTATTCATTAATAACATCTGACGACAGTTATATAAAGGATGTTTACGATTCTAAAGGAGAGTCTGTATTTGGGTCATATGATGATTTCGTTTCTCTTGTAAAAAAAAAAGACGATTCTGTCGTTTCTACTTCTCAAGAGGGCGTTACGGAATCCACTACCAAGGAAGAAGAGCAAACTATCTTATCGGATGCTTCAGGCGTAACAGTTGATACACCTACTTTAGATTACTATAAACCGAACAAGGTGGATTTACAAGGTGTAAACGAATACCTAGTTAGTATGGGTTTAGATGAAGTAATAACCCCAGAAAAAGCAGATACGTCTATAGGTGATAATAATCAATACGAAAATATTAGAAACTATTTTTCAAAAAGAAATGAACCTGTAGATCTTAATGATAGAGGTGTATTAGAATCTATAAACAAAGGACTTATTTCAGATGAAGATTTAATTTTGGCTGGATACAAAGATCCTGAAGTAATTTCTACAATAAAAAGACAGCCTACTCAAGAAGAGATTTTTAACGCCAAACAAAAAATATATTCAAGAAAGACTAAAACTTCAGATGAATTAGATTTCGCCATATCTCAATTCAAACTAGACAAGCCTTATATTTATGAAGAAAAGTCAAGTGAAGATCTTAGCTTTATAGAATATAATTATAATTCAGAGGATCTTTCTGAAGCAAATGTAAATATAAAAGACTTTGACGGATTCTTAAATGAAAAGGGTTTGAAGCAGGATTTTATAAATAAGGCTAAAACTTTTGAGTCTACATACGGGTCTATTTATGACCTTGATTTAGCTAAGGAAATGGAATTATCTAGAATGCTAGATCTTTATATTTCTGAGCAATCAAAGAGAGATATTAAGCAACAAAAATTACAGTACGAAAAAGAACAAGGTATAGATCCAGATTTAACAGATGACAAATATTCTTTTAAATTGTCAGATAAAAATGTAAGTATACCTAAAATAAATGAGTACTACAAAAAAAACTATCCTAAGCTAACAGAAAAGCTTTTAGAGACAGATTCAAAAAACAGGGATTTATATAAAAAATATTTAGAAGGTGATTTTGGTAATTTAGATTTTTTAAAAGAGTTTGGAGATCAAGGTTACGAAGGTTTTGAAACAAGACTACAAAACTTATCCGCTAGTTTTACTGATTTAATAGGTTTTTCTAACACTGCTCAGGGTATTAGATTTCAAATTGAGCAAGAAAAACTAGTAGATGGTGACAACTTATCTTACTCTTATGTTGGTGGAAAAAAAGTTAATATTGATGGTAAGAACTATATCGTAGACAGCAATAATCAGGTTTATGATGCCGACCTAAAGATACGTGTAACAAATTATATTGATGAAGATTTAAGAAATAATATAATAGATAAGTCTGTGCAATTCGGCACTGAAGATTTTAGTATTAGCTCTAAAGGTATGGCTTTTGAAACATCAAACATTGTGGGTGATATGGTTGTTCAAATAGGCTTACAAGGAAGTTTTACAAGCGGTGGTAAAATAGTTTCTGCTATTTCCAATACAGACAAGGTAAGACGTGTATTAGGTTATGTTCCATCAAGTTTTAAACAACTAACAAAAGGTTTGACAATAGATAGGGGAATAGCATCATCTATATTAGCTCAATCAACCTTAGGAGCTTCTTCTGGATATGAAGACACATTATTGGCTGCAAAAGAGGCTGGATTAAGTGATAAGGAATCAGTAGAGTTAGCTAGAGATGCTTCAATTCAAATGGCAAAACTTTATGCTCTTACCGCTCCAATATCACCACAAACAAAAGCCACAGAAGCTATATTTGGTAAGATTAAAAATGAAACAATAAAAGACGCTATAAAAGCTTATAAGAATATAGGTAAAGAAGGTTTTATCGAGATTTTTGAAAAAGCAGGAAGAAAAGCTACAACTTACTTTGAGGAGGGATTAAAGGAGGCTGGTCAAGAAAATATTCAACAGTCAGGAGAAACTCTTGTTGTAAATAAAAGAACAAATGAATTAGCTGGTGTAAAGCTAAAGGAAGACGAAGTTACTGTTGACAGCTTTATAAATACATCTCTGTTATCATTAACTTCTGGTTTTTTAATGCCTTTTGGTGGGGATTTAATAGGTGGTGCTAGAAGTAAATCAAAAAAACTACTAGGTATCGACGGTGTTGATAGAATTAAGGCATTGAGATTACTATCTGAAAACCAAGAAAAACTAGAAAAATTATTAAAGGTTCAACAAAATAAAGGTATATACTCTGAATCTCAAGTAGCTGAATTACTTGGAGATGTTAGAGTTTACAAGGACAACGTGTCTAAGATACCTTCAGATTTGAAATCAGATACAGCTTTAGATGTTATATCTGACTTGGAAAGCATACGAAAATTAGAAAATAAGAAAAAAACACTTGACCCTTCTTTTCACGAAGATATAGATAAAGAGATATCGGAGATAAGAGAGTCGATTAAACAAAAAACAAAGGAAGATGCCATTCAAGAGCAAGAAACAAGAGATATACCTGATGCTGAACGAGCCGAAGGTGTACAAGAAATGGAAGAAGAAGTACGGGAGCCTGCTGTCGAAGAAACGGAAGAAGTAACAGAACAGTTATCCCCTGAGGAGAAAGCAGAAACAGTAAGTGAATTAATAAATAGACCAGTTACACTTACAAAACTTGGAGGTTTTGATTTAGATACCCCACTAGAAGGTGATATGTATGTAGATGGTCAGCGTATCGTTGTTGAAGATGCTAATGGAAATATTACAGATATAGGTAACGTTGACAAGATATCAGACAAGACATTAGATGAAATGGGTATCGAGCAACAAATGCCTAGTGTCACTACTACAGATGATGGTAATATTGAATTTGAAGGTAAAATATACAACCCAGAAAGTGCACGTATAAGAAGAGACAGTAGAGGTAACATAACTTCAGTCACTCTTGATCAGGTTGGTAAGCCAAGGTCAAAAACATTACGTGGAAAAAATGCAGAAGATGCTGCATATAATGTGTTATTAAGACAAGCACAACAATCAACAGAAATAGAACAATTACTAGAACAAGATGAAGAATTCCAAAACGAACTTAGACAAGCTGAAGAAGCTGCCCAAGGCAAAACAGATCAAGATACTGAGCAGGCTACTACAGAAGAAAGCATAGCGAGTCCAGAGGTTACAATAGAAGATGCTCCAGATGGGACATTCTTAAACATAGAGATGGTTGAAGGCAAGGATGGTCGTGAAATGACTCAGAAAGAGATATTAGACGCACTTCCAGTAGAACCTTTAAATGTTGAGGTTAGCGGTAAAACTCTTGTCATACAAGTCCCTAGAAAACTTTCTGGATCGGAGATGATGAAACTTGCTAAGGATACAGAGCAAGATGCTATACCTCAGGTGTCAGGTAAGAAGGGTGTGCTACACGCACAATCTAAAGAGAAGATGGACCTGTATGAGGGAAAGTTTATACCTAATTTATTTGTAAAACCAAAAAAAATAATAAAAGATGAAAAACCTAAAGCAGGAAACAGGCTCTTCAATAAGCCCCTCAAGGCAGTTAAGGCAATTGCGGACAAGTATTACAAGAGAATTTTCAAAGGTGAAAGACCAAGGTTTGAAGGTGTCAAAAAGATAGACAAGGAATTCGCCAAAAGAATATCCGACGCATTTGAAGCCATGCAAGAGAATCCTAACGATCCTGAAGTAAAGGCTGCTTATGAAGCTCTAGCAAAGGAGACTATGGATCAGTATCAGGACTTCAAGGATGCAGGATACACTATAGAGGTTAATAACTCTGAGCCATACAAAAATGCTCAGGAGATGATTGATGATCTTAGGGATAATAAGAGGATGAAAATCTTCTCCACAGAGTCAGGATTTGGAGATACTCCTATAACAGAAAAACAAAGGAAAGAGAATCCACTTCTTAGAGACTCTGGTGTCAAGGATGTAAACGGAGAGACTCTTCTCGTTAATGACATATTTAGAGCTGTACACGACTTCTACGGACACGCAGAGCTAGGTAATGGATTTGGCCCTGTTGGCGAAGAGAATGCGTGGAACGTTCATGCTAGAATGTTTTCTCCACTAGCACGTAGAGCTATGACTACTGAGACAAGAGGACAGAACTCTTATGTTAATTTCTCAGGGGTAAATGATGAAGCATTTAAGCTAAGGGATCAGGCCAGAAAACTAAGAAAGGAAGGAAAGGAGGCAGAGGCAGAGGCTTTAGTGGCTAAGGTCTATGAGATCATGAAGTTTGCCGATCAAAAGATTGGACTGCTTCCAGAAGAATTTTCATCTTTAGAGCAGGACGGTGTATCTAAACTTAGAGAGATGTTCAAGTCTACTAGCAAAAGGAAGCAGGTCGACAATGCATTGAACGCACTGTCTAAGATAGCACCAGATGTTGAGGTGATACTGCATGAGAGTGAACAAGCGTATGCTGAAGCTACAGGAGAGACGGGTCGTAAACAAAAGACGGCAGGTACATATGATGAGACTATAGTTGACGGAAAGGTTAAGAAGGTTATACACATAAACCCTGACAAGGCTAACGCAAGGACTGTAGCTCACGAGGCATTCCACGCTATATTCCTTAACATCGTAAAGAGTGATGCGGAGGCTCAGAGGCTTTCTGCTGCTATGATAAAGGCTGTATATAAGTCTGCACCTGCCGAACTAAAAAAACTTATAGATAACTTTGCTGAATCAAAGAATGCTGACGGAAGCAATAACTATGACTCAGCTGTACAGAATGAAGAGAAGCTTGCAGAGCTTATAGGATACCTTGCTACTGAATACGACTCATTACCAAAGCCAACTAAGAATGTTATAAAAAGATTCCTGGATAGACTTGCTAAGATGTTTGGTATGAAGCCATTCACAGACAATGAGGTTATAGACGTACTAAACACTATAGCTGGTAAGGTGGCAAGAGGTGAGGCTGTAACACAGGAAGACTTATCTTCTATACAGTCTAATGCTAAATATGTTTCTCAAGACGAAGCAAAACTTTGGGGTACAGTACCCGAAAGAAAACAAGTTAGAACAAAACCTGATCCAAAGAAAACCGTAAAGGCATATAAAATGTTTAGGGTTAACAAATCTAAACCTGGTAAATTATTTCCATTATTTGTCAATGCAAATGATGAGGTATTAATGAATACTTGGCTTGATGCTGAAGTTGGAGAACTAACAAAAGATGGTAAAGTTAAATCTAAAATAGGAAATTTAGCTTACAGACCTGGATGGCATATGGGTGATTTACCTATAGCTACACATATAGGTGATAAATATAATTTTAAAAAAGGAGAGGTAGATAAAAGTTTAAAAAAACCAACTGCAAGAAGTGCTAATCATGTATGGGCTGAAGTTGAAGTTGCCGCAGACGTTAATTGGCAAGAGGAAGCTAACAAGAGAGCAAAGAAAACAAAGGCTGGTAAAATAATACCAAGGACAGCACACATAACCGATCGATTACCAGAAGACGGTTACTACAGATATAAAACAAATCCTAATATGACTGGCGAGTGGCTTATTGGTGGCTCAATAAAAGTTACTAAATTACTTACTGATGATGAGGTAAAAGCTATTAATGATGAGGCTGGTGTTGCAGACCTTCCAAGGGTTAAAGAATTAGATTTAAAATCAATAGGATTTGATAGAGATACTGATGTAGATCTTAAGGTTACTCCTGCACCAACTGACTCAAAAGGAAATTTAAAAACGCCATCAAAAAAATCACAGAATAATCTTAAGAAGAGAAAACAAAATATAATAGATGGAGTTAAGGATCAAGTTGTATCTGGAGAAATTGTTAGCACATCTCTACCAAATAAAGATGATGTTCATTCTAGTAAAGAATATGTAGTAGGTATATCTTCACTTGAAGAAATGGCTAGTACAGATAACAGGGCTAAGGATCAGTATATTAAAATTTCTAAAGAAGCAGCTTCATACGGAATATCTAAAACTAAAAATGTAAATAATTTTGAAGATGCCAAGCAAGTTATATCTGAGTTTAAAGAAGTTGTAAAATCAAATTTAAAATGGCTTTATGACTCAGTAGATAAAGATGTTAGAGATATAAGTAAACTATGGTATGACGGAGCTAATAAAATATCTAATGATTTAGCAAATCAATATGGATATACAACAGAACAAGTTGCTGGAGTAATGGCTGTGCTAAGTCCTCAGATGGATTGGTTTAGAAATTTATCTTTAGGAGAAAGGGTTATTGATATATACAAAAACAATCAGGACTCACTGTTTGATGAGAAGATGATAGAATTTGTTAATACAAAAACTACTGGTACTGGTAAAAATAAAAAACCTCTTTTTAAAAATAAAGAAGAAATAATATCAAGAGTAAAAAATAAAAAATTATCTGAACTAAGTTCTAAAGATCAATCATATTTTATAAGGGTTTATGATGAAGTTTATAATTCTAGAAACTACAACAACATAACTCCTAACGGAGAAATAAATGGACTTGTTAGAACTAAAAATGGTAACCCTGGTAAGGTTGGTTGGGGTGATTTTTCTACTATTGAGAAAGCTATATCTATACTAAATGATGGATCAGTTAAAAATATTTCTACAAATCTAGGTAATCAACATAAGGTAAGAAATTTCTTTAATAACATATCAAATCCTAATGATAAAAATGCAGTTACGATTGATACTCATGCTGTTGCAGCTGCATTATTAAAACCTTTATCAGGTAAATCAAAACAGGTTGCTTATAATTTTGGAGGATCATCATCTGTATCTACTGGTATGACTGGAACATATCCTGTTTATGCGGATGCTTATAGAGAATTAGCTAATGAGCTGGGTATTCTTCCTAGAGAAGTTCAAAGTATAACATGGGAAGCAGGTAGAGGTTTATTTAAGGCTGCATTTAAATCTAACAAAAGCAATGAACAAAAAATAGATAATATTTGGAATAAATATAATTCTGGTGATATATCATTAAAAGAAGCTCAATCGAAAATAGAAAAACTAGCAGGAGGTATAAGTACACCTGTGTGGTATGAATATTTAGCTGATAATAATATTGAATCCTTAGACCAAAACTCAGCAGCTTTAGATCAATCTAATTTAGATGAAGAACCAATCACTAGATCTCGTAAGCAGGTTAACTTAGCTCCAAATGGAAAGCCTAGTAATCTAAATCAAGAGCAGTACGATATAGTACGTACACCTAAATTTAAGAATTGGTTTGGTGACTGGGAAAATGACCCTGAAAATTCTAGTAAGGTTGTCGATGAGAACGGTGAGCCGCTTGTTGTCTATCATGGTGGGCCAATAATAAAAGGCGACTCTTTTAGAAAAGGGTATGCAGACGGTAATTTAAGAGGAGATAAGGGAATATATTTTACAGAAAATAAAGAATTTGCTAAATACTTTGCTCATCAAAATGAACTTGTCGAAAGAGATAAAAGAAATTTTGAATACGATGATATTCCTGAGAGCGAGTTAGAGACAGGAGAGCCATTTAATGAAAAGTATTTTAAATATTCTGAAATCTATCCTGTGTTTCTTAACTTAAAGAAACCTACAATATCAGAAACGGGAAATGCTAATTTGATACCTCGTCTGTACGAGGAAGGAGCAGATGGGTTTATAACAAAATCAACATCAGATTTTGGTTATGACGCAGGACAATACATAGCCTTCGAGCCTAACCAAATCAAACTCGCAGACGGAAGCAACAAGACCTTCGACCCAGACGCACCTTCTATTCGTAAGCAAGCACCAGGGAGACCAAGTATCGGAGAGATAGTTAGAAAGGGTAAACAGAACAATATTTCTGACGCTGATATAAGACAGTTCGCAAAGGAAGAAGGTTATACAGATGCAGAGATAACTGCCGCTATGAATATTCCTTCTTCGGAAGAAATAGTTGAACGATCTGAGAAGGCTATAAAAGATAAGTTGAAGAAAAGAGATTTTAAAGGTACTATGAGGTATCTTAGAAAGAAAATTTTTGACAGACAGACATATATAAAAGACGTTCTTAAGGGTGTTGGAAATAAAAAATCAGTAAGAGCTCATAATAGGTTAGTAACAAAGGCTGGAGCTAAAGGTTTCGCTAACTATAGATTTAAGAAGGCAGAAAAAGAAATATTTAGCAATCTATCTGAAAAAGAAAAAAAACAGCTTGACGCTCTTATATATGCAAGAAGAATAGTCGCTATAAATGAAAATAGAAAGAAAAGAGGTGAGGATGAATATGTAGGAGCAGGTGGATATAATTATGATAAAGCTAAGTCAGAGGTTGAGGCATTTTCTAATGACAAGCTATCCAAAAGAGCTGATAAGTATTTTGAAGTATTTAATCAAAACCTAAAGAGGTTACGTGACTCAGGTAGAATATCAGAAGATGTATATATAAGCCTAAGGGACATAGAATATTCACCTATAAAAACTATTAAGTATATTATAGGAGACAATCACAGCACTTCAGAAATGAATAATCTAGCTAACTCAATTGGTGTCAGTCAAAAAGATATAATGGCACTTAGTGACGAGAATATTAATGATTTAATTACTGACTCACGTTGGCTTCTTATGATGAATATAAGTGCTGTTGAAAATAGAGCTGCCACAAATGAAGTATTAAATTTGTTTTATGATGCAATAGAATCAGCAGATGCAGATGGTTTAGCAGCTATAAGTGACAACATTCTTGACAACCCAATTATTGGAAATAAAGAATCAGGAGCACCTAAATTTAAGTATGATGACGTTAAAGTTCCTGTAGGATATAGAACAGTATCATTCTTTAAGGATGGTGTTGAACACAAGATGGTGATGAGGGAAGAGTATGCTAGACAGTTGTTGGATATCAAAGTTGACGATAAGACATTGAAGGCTCTTAGGAAATTTACTTTTGGTAATGTTCTAAGGTTCTTTGCTACATCAGGAAATCCATTATTCATAGTAGGTAACACTGCGGTTGACTTTCAGAATATACTATTCCTTGGAGATACCTATTCTAAATTTAAGTTAGTTGGAGGTGTTGAGCTTGGTTTTGATTTTGTAAACAATTCTTTGAAGAAAATATTTAACACTGGTAGTTACCAAAAAACCTATGAGGAGTTTATGACGTATGGTGGTGGTATGGATTTTCTATCTGTGGATGGTATAAAGGCAATTAAAGGTATCAGTAGGTTTAACAAGCCGAAGACTTTACTTCAAAAAGGAATGGTAAAGTGGGGTGAAGGATTATCCTACCTTGGGGAGACATCTGAGATGGCTTTTAGGTTGGCTGTATATGAAAAAACAAGGTCAAAACTAATAAACCAATATAAAAAAGATAATAAGAAAGAACCTACAGGTCAGGATCTTGAGGATATACTTTATGAATCAGCTAGGGAATCTAGGGAGACCATTGATTTTAGTCAAGGAGGAGATCTTGTTAAATCAGCAGACTATGTACTACCATACCTGAATGCATCAGTACAAGGTGCTAGAAGGGCTGTTGATTACGCTTCAAAAAATCCAGGTGGTTTTGCATCTAGTATGATTCAGTATGCTGTTATGTCTGGAGGTCTTCTGGCTAGCTCTCTATATATGTTATCATCAGCATTCGATGATGAGGATGATGAAGAGGAGAAGGCTAAGAAGATGAAAGACGCATGGAGTAGTGTTAGTGATTACGAAAAATCAGCATACCACATAATATTTACAGGTGATGTTGATGAGGATGGGGAGTATGAATACTATAGGTTTAAAAAACTACCTGTTATAGGGTTACTGTCTACAACTGTTGAGGAGTCTATAATAAGTACGTACTTAAAATCAAAAGGTGTGGACTATGAATTTAATACAGAAAGCGTATCTAAGGCATTAGACAAAACATCTCCTATAGGTATAACAGATATTGGTTCGAGAAACCCTGTAATATCTGGTGTACTTAGTTATGTGTACAATAAAGATACATTTACAGGAGAAGAAATTTTTAGAGGACCTAGAGGAAAGATAATACTTCCAGAGGCAGAGGGTATTTTAGATAATAAAGTAGAGCAGATATATAAAGACATAGCTCCTTTACTTGGAATGTCACCTAAAAGAACTCAGGTAATGGTTGAGAAGGTTATAACTAACGAAAGAACAAACCCATTGGTAGGAGTAATGTACGGTGGTTATAACGGTGTGTTTTCAAAGGAAACAACTGTGGGTGAGGAGATGAAGGAGACAATGAATGGTGTATTAAAATCATTCAGCGGTAAGATAAAAAGATCAACCAACTCAAAGCTACAGGAATACAAAAAGATGGATGAGGTTAAAAAGGTTGAGGCTGAGATGGAAACTGAAATATACATTAAAGAGCAGAAGGTGTATAATGCTATAAAAGAAAAGAGAAAGAATAAGCAAGATATAGATGCTGGTTTCTTGAGGGATATTGTAAAGGAAAATTTTGAAAGAAAAGATTGGAAGAAGTATGGAAGAAAATTCTCAACATACGCAAAAAACGCAAACATAGATAGATCTATATTAGATTTAATCTACGAGGATACTCCAGAGGTTCAAGCTTATAAGATATTTTCAAGATATGGAGATGCTCTAGATGCTGATGAGAAGGAAGAACTTAAAAATGCTATAAAATCAGCCAGAAAAAATCTAAATAAGAAGGCATTAAGTATTTACAATAAGGAATACCGCAAAAAATAGATGTGTAATCCATGCGATCAGACCATTTATATTAAGCAGGACTAAGTTCCATTGCTTCCTTGTAGATACCTGAACGATAACACACAAGAAACCGATTATATAGAACACTGGCTCTATAGTCCACTGTGCAGCAATTAAAAGACCACTCCCCATGTATCCAATACGTGAGGAGAGTCTTTCGGTTGGTGTTAGTTTCTTTTTCCTTACAAGATTATTAAGATACGCCTTCATCTTGTTTGAGTTTTTCTATAGCTTCTTCGTAGTCAGGCATCCTTTTGATTGTTTCCATCATACCTATGATCATAGTTGTTAACCTACTTACCTTTATCTCTAGTGCGTCTACTCGACTTTGTTTCCTGCTCTTCATCTAATTTTTGTTGTAGTTTTCTTATTAAATTATAGTTAGGATTATCCTTTAATTTTTCTTCTAATATTTTTTTAATCATCTAAATATATTTCTAGAGCAGCCAACGCCCTCCATGCAACCTTGCCTAAGTGTAGCATTCCATCGTCGTCCAATGGATGATGAGAGTGATCAATCAGGTGTCTGACCAATGCATCTTCGTGATCAAAGCTCTTCTCTCTATCCCAGTGCAAGGGCTTATCAGGATGATGCTGGTCATTACCCAACTTACTTACCCTTGACACATATTTTAATGCCCTAGGAAAGTATTTAAGAACACCTGTATACACAGGCATACTCTTCCTGTCAACTTTCTCTCTAACATATGCAGCCTCTGTTCCACTTATAATATCGTAATTATTGTATCCAGTGTCACTGACCACCCATCTATTTTCGTCCTCTTCTAAAAGTTCTTTTCCTGTACTCATAATTCCATTTTTACGTTAAACGCTGTATGACCTCCAATAATCACACCAACACCTATAGCCTCTTTCTTTCCGCCCTGCATATATCCCATAGCATAAGAAGAACTATCTATACCACAGCCTACAGCCAATGCAAATATAGCCCTGGTCTTACCGAACATCCACTCGCAATACATATCCGTGTGATAGTGTCCAGAGACAGTAGAAACCATATCCCTCTTTACAGCTGTCCTTGGTTTACCACTCTTGTCTCCGTGAACATATCGAACGCCATCTATGTACACGTCAGTAACAAAACGCCAATTAGGTGTATTCAAAACCTCGCCAAACTCTTTAATCCACATACTAGGTATGTTAGATGTCTGAGCCTTTCTTATTATTATCCTGTCATGGTTTCCTAGTGTAACATCTGCATCTGGAAACGCCTTGTACCACTTAGCAAGCTTATCTATAGCCTTATTCAACTCATACTTACCACCCATACCATCTGCCGATGACTCGTGATAGCTAGAGTAATGGTTGTCAATTATGTCTCCTATAAAAACAACCCTGTTGCAGTTATTCTCTGCATAGGTTTTTTTACAAAATTCTAAATATCCATCCAAACAAAAGGGCTCATGCAGGTCACCAATACAAAGAACCCTGTTCTCTACCTTAGTAATCCTATCATAAGCCTTGCGTATGTTTCCTTTTAGTCTAGGTCTGTAGTCTTTTTTAGATTTCATTTTTAAAAGTTTCTGTTAGATCTCTTAGTATTTCATTTATATTAATCGAGATCTCTTCCACAGCACTAAAATCCTCGTCAAATAAAGACTCGTAAAGGTCGTCGCAAAGACTATTCACCATATGCATTGTGGTGTTTATAAATTTAACTCTTTGCTGTTCATTATTCATATCATCATAAAAATATATAAAAATATCATACCTTTTATTAAAAGTTATTAACAACCCCTATAGACCTCAGTCTTGAATCCGTACTTCTCTAACTCCTTTAGTCTATATTCCTGAATCTTTGAAGTCTTACCTTTGGGAGTTTTGACTTCCGAGAAAATAACTGGTGTATTCGGAGGTATAGCCACAATATCTGGTATTCCATTCTTATTGGTTTTAATTAGTTTAAGTACATAGTATCCCTCAGCTTCTAACTGATCGATACGCTTCTTTTGTATTTGTTGCTCAGTCATGATCTTCTTCTTCTACTCCACAAGTGGCACAGAACCTATGTCCAGGGTACCTGTCATAAGTATAAAACCACGTGCATTTTTCTTCTTTATATTCTAAATTCTCTTTCATCTTTTCTAAAATGTTTTAAATCCTTAATTAATTTCTATTACAGCCCATAAAATAGCTACTATCATCACTATCAAGAATACTATTCTGTTAAACTTTGTGTTTCTTGTTATCATAATTTTATTTTTAAATATTTACGCAATAGCTTTGCTACTGCTCATAACAGTCAATATAATGCATTGAAACGCATCATATCTTTGTGTTAGCGAGTAATAAATTTTAACATAGCTTTTTTAAGAGCGTCGTTTGCTTCTTTTGTTTTCATAATTTCTCTATTTCTTGTTTAACTTCTTCTAGGAATGGCACTTCAATTTCTGCATCGTACTGATATCCACTATAAGACATTTCCAACATCTCATCTACACAAATTAACGCGCATTGTTTGGCCTTTGACTTCATATTTCTATCTCCAATTCTAAACCTACGTACTAACTCTTTTGCTTTATCTTCTGCTGTCATATATTATTTCTATTTTAATTTTTCACTTTAACATTTACGCAATAGCTTTGCTACTGCTCATAACAGTCGATATAATGCATTGAAACGCATCATATCTTTGTGTTATAAACAATTAAAAATATCTTTAAAGTCTAACCAATAAAGTATTATTTTGTTTTTAATTCTTATAAAGAACCTATACTTTCTTCTGCGTCTTTGCTTGTCAATAAACTTTTGCCTATTCCAAGTCTTGTCTACTATGTTGTTTAATTTTCCCATATTCCTCAATGGCTTTTTTAATATCACCAATAGTATAAATACCTTGTGCAGTATTATCTAATGGCTCTACTTTTGTTTCATCTGGTAGTAAATGTGCTAATGGGTTTTCCCATCTAACATAGTGTGTTCTAAAGGCTACTTCTATAACTTCGCCTGTTGTCGGTATTCTAATTCCAAATGTTGTACTCATAATATTTTTATTTTTAAATTAACGGTGCTTCGCTTTGCCCTACAACATCAAATAAAATCAATAACTCTTTATGTGCTTGTTCAGAAGTTATTTCTCCGTTTTGTAATCTTTCGTTTATTTCAAATAAATTATCTTTCATATCGTTACTTGTTTTATCTGTTTCAGTTGTAAATGTATTAAATTATTTATAATCTTCCCACACGAGAAGTATCTTTTTTAAAATGCCTTAGCGTGTAGTCTTTTTTCTGTATAACAGTCCTGTATACTTTTTTCTCTATACCACCCTCAGAAAACAACCAATATACCTTGTTATAGTTCCTATCCTTGGTGGTCATCCTATCCCTAGCCTGCCAATAACTTGTGGCACTGAAGTCTATATTATAGAACACAATGAAGTCTGCATTCCTTAATGATATACCCTCACGACCACTAACAATCTGCAATGCAATATGCTTGTCCGTACTATTAAATGTCTCTAGGTCAGTACATATATCATCGCCAAAGACCTGCTTCAATGCATCTAACTCAGCCTTAAACTTGTAAAATATCCCTAGCTTATTACCTTCAAACTTCCACTTAATAAAGTCAGCTTTACTGGTATCTAGGACCACACTTTTACCAGACTCAAACTTAACTGTCCCACTATACATCTGATGAAGTTTAGACATTAGCTTAACTCCTGTATCAGCAAGTATAGCCTCATCATCCATCTCGATAACAAGATCCTTCTTTAACTGACGACATAAGTCTCCAGTGTTCACTCTCACGGTTAGTATCTCCTCCTCTATCTCGGAGCTGAATCCTGCCTGCTGTTGCGTGTACGATATCATGTATGGCTTCATAAGGTCATTTATACTCTGCCTGCCATCTGAATAATTGTTTATCATGAATCCGTTTATCCTCTTCTGAGTCTTGTTTACATGGTCATCACAGAACCTGTAAAAGTTCTTGTACTCCTTGAATGGATTATTAGGGATACCATACACCTGATGATACATCTGACTGTAACTCTCAGGTGTTGGTGTCCCAGACAACAAACAAACAAATGGATTATTCTTTCTAATTAATTCTGATACCTGCTTAGCTCTCTTGCTAGGCTTAGGAAACGCACCCAATCCATGAGCCTCGTCCAGTATTATCATATCCCACTTTATATTAGGAGCCTTGTGTATGCTCTCGTAATTTATAATAAAAAGTGAAAACGAGTTAGGGCACATCAATTCATAGTCCGATGTTATAGACGATATCGCCTTCTTCTTTGTTAGAAATAGAACATTGTCTACATCTAACTCTTCTGCGATACCCAAACTAGTAAGCGTCTTACCAGTCCTAACTTCCATCGCAAGATACACAAACCTGTGTAAACTAATAACATTGCTAGCATCTTTTATTATTTTTTTTTGATATTCTCTAAATTCCATATCTTTAAGTTTATTATATAATCCCTAAGGTCTGCACACTTCTCATAGTGCTCATGCTTCTCCAAGACTTCAAGAGTATGCTCCGCTGAAATAAGTGCAGAAACATTATCGAAATTAGGATACTCTGATACATCTACAAAAAATAATGACCAGGCATCCTCTTCAACTATGTCATAAGGATCGTCCTCCAATATTAATACCCTGTACGTGTTCAGAGCAGCTGCAAATTCATCCATACTTATTTCTTAAATGTTCGTAAACATAGTTTAAATTATTGTGTGCCTCAACCTGAGTATCAAAGACTAACTCACTTAATTTTTCTTTACTCAAAACCTTAACACCATTAACCATCTTATAGTCCCTACCCTCTGTCTTTATCCCTAGCCTACGGACTGCTATCTGATACTTGTTATTCATCACATAACAGTCCTTACCATTAGACTGATAAACATCACAGACAGGCTTTATATACACCTGAAAATCATTATCGATACACCATCTCATGGCATCAAAATTCAAGCCCTGGTATACTCTCTTCAGTTTCTTTTTCCTCATAATTTTCATCTTTAAACATTATCCATCTACCCTGCCTTGACCTGCCCTCTACAACATCAACATCAGACCTAAAGTCACCGTAATACAGAAGCCATTTGTAAAACGCAGTTCTAGATATAGTCTTCTTACCATTAGGAGCAAAGTCAGGATTGTCATTTATAAAGTCAATATACAACTCGTCCTTGAATATCTTACTATTAAATGTAATTAGGTCACACATCCTAGTGCCCTCAACAAGACCTAGCCACTCAATAAACTCATGACAGGTATCTGCCGCAAGCCTCTTTATGGCTGTGTTTGACGATTCAGCCTCAACAAGACCACTAGAAAGGTATCCCTTTAAATTACTGACCATGTAGTTATCAAATGAACACCACTCTTCCATGTTCCACTCATCAAAGAACCTCTTACCAAACTCATCCACAGGAGTGAAATCCTTATTGTAAAACTGCTTCAACTCCAACTCAAACTTACGTCTCATGAATGAATTACCACGACCACGTATAGTGTAGTTGGTGGTTATTACAATCTTGGGAGAAAACTTGAACGGTACACGTATAGCATCCTTGTTCTTCTTCTCTATGGTAATACCCTCTGTAATCGCAGAGAATAATCTCTCAAAATCAAAACCCTTCTTCACATCATCAAATGATATAACCTGCGTGTCTGTGCTTATGGTTTGATATGCGAAAGGCTTATCGAAAGAGAAACCCTTTCCATCTATCATAGCGACCTTCTTCATCATGCTTATGCCTTGTACAAATAAACCCTTACCTGTACCACCCATAGGGTTATCACTTATAACCTCATCATTGAGTATTACAGATGGACAAAATCCTGGATCTTTATACCCACTCATTAGAAATCCTATAGAGGACTCAAGGGCTTGAACCCTATTGTCATCATCTCCAGATATGTTCCTAACAAACTTCTTGAAGTCACATTCTGTGATGTCACAGAAATCAAAGTCTCTGTCTATAACTTGATCCTTCCATACATAACCATCTAAGTCCACATAATCAACCATGATAACATCCTTTACACCTACCTTGAGTGCACAGTTATTGAAGTATATGAATGAGAAGTCCTTTTGGTCTTCAACAAAGTGTACATCCACAGTGTCTAGTAAGGATAGAAAATCCTCCTTGAAATACCTCGTCTTGTCTGCAAAGAAGTTATAAATGGATAGGTCATCAAATTTCTCTAGGTATCCTAAAATAAAGTCCTTTATCTCCTCCTCAGACGCACGCTCTATAAGATTATTTGTAACCTTCACAAACATATACTTCTTTGAGTCGTGTGGTGCAAACTTATAAAAACCTCTGTGCTGAAGAAACTCCTTAAACAGATAGTGTACAATAGTTATAGCACCCTTATCTGACTTCAACCAAAAACGATTTATGGAGTAATCTTTCTCCAAGTCTTTAACAACAGATCCAACGATATCCTTGTCTATGTCTGAGTTAGACTCCATTATAGACGTAGTAGACTCTCCCTTGTTTATCTTCTGTCTTATTTTAGACATCCTGGCATCATCCTCATAATACTTAGTCCCATGAGCCATAACATTCCTATATGCAGAGTCTATCGTTGTCTTTATCTCAGACTGAGAGAACCCTTCAGACGCATAGTTACCCAGAACATACTCAGCTAAGGACTTATTTATACCGTAATCATTAAGTGCAGAGGCTAGTATAAATGCATTGTTATTCCTCTGACCATCAACCATAGGATAGTTCTTTGTCCACCACTTTACAAGTATCTCTACTATCTTATTATCATCAGTGATAGGTATGGTCGGTCTGTCAGTTAGTTTGTCCACAGGTCTGTACTCATAATCAGAAGCCTTATCCCATACCTTTGAATCCATGTTAATGTATATATCATCATCGTAAGACTCATAGCATACACGACTAACATTCTTTGTAGATATATCAAACTCACTCGAATCGAAATACTCTCCAAGTGCATCAAAATATCTCTTATGATTTTCAGTTTCGGCAGGTACTTTTATTATAACCTTTAGACCATTACCACTAGGACTGATGAATGCAGACATAACATACTCGTCTGATGACAATGCATCCTTAAAGTCTAGCATGTCCTTCTTCTTCTTGTAGCCATCAAAGTCTAAACATATAAGTCCACTATGTTCAAGTATGGCATCGTCAGACCTCTTGCTAAATGTACCTGAGAAACATATTGCAGGAAGCTCCTTCTTTAATTCGTTCCTCTTGGTCTTATCCTTCTCTCTCCTTATTGCAGAAATCTTATCCTTGTGCTTCCCATCACGTATACGGTCTAAAACAAATGATACATCCCTGTGGAATGGAGTGTATGTCTCTCTTATATTTTTAAATATTGTTATATTCATATCATTTTTATTATAGCGTTAACCCTTAGCTTTAGTACTGATAACTTATCAGATGGCACTCTTCTTATGTTAGATATAAGTTCGTCCAAGTCATCATCCGTATTCAATAAATATAAGTTTTTACAAACCTCATCATATTCATTTTTAAGATCTATATACTTGACCTTCATCTTGTCGTATGCGTCTTGTATAGGCTCATTAATCTCATCCTCGTCAAGATTTAGCTTACGAATAAGTGAAATCCTTCGGTCATGCATAGAGCTGTAGTAGGTCTTTACATCTGGAAGTATATTATTCAGGGCATTTATTACTGTAGCATGTGTCCTACCTATTGACCTACCAATAGCATTCATACTCCCCATCTTTAACTTATTGTAGGCTATATCATAGTATACAGCCCTACCTATAGCATGCTCTGAATCCCTACACCTTGATGTAATATCGACACCCATCTCCATAGAGACGATGTCTATTAGTTCTTTAAATTCCATTGTTTTTTGTTTGTATAGATGTAAAAGGGAGACATTGTCTCCCCATTTACATTCACATTAAAATAATATCTAGAAGTCTAGCTCGACCTCTTCAGCCTCTTGAACCTCTTCCTTCTTGAAGTATTGGTCAAGATAAATCTTTAGCTCAGATGCAGACGAGTTAGCCATGTCTGACTCCTTGCTCGTTAACGCCTTACCTAAAGTAAATTCTGGTGTACTGTACTTAATACTACCCTTCTTCTGATCCTTTGAAGAATTAATCTCAACCCATTGATTGTCAATAAGGTTCTTGTTAGCCTCCATGAATTCAGACCATTCTCTAACTACAGAACCCTTCACAGAAAGGTTTGCAATAGTGCCATCCTCTAGCATTACATAGATAGACCTGTGGTACTTACCACCTGCATTTACAATGTCAGTCTTGATGTCTTTGTAAAGACCTGACGCTATCTCTCCACCCTTGTAAGAGCGTACTGTCATCGGCTCACTGCCAATATAAAACACCTCGTTAGAATAGATACCGCTTTGACTAGCATCGTTCCAACCCTTCACAGTGTGATAGTGCTGTAGGAATACAAACCTTAAAGGTAAATCTACAGATACCTTCTCCTCAGCATCCTTGTCATAGTAGCTGAAGTTTTTGTCGTTAGACTTCCACTCTAAGTATCTCTTAGTTGGATTGTTTGAGCTGTTGCTCTTCTCTGATGTGTGGCTAATTCTTGCCATAATAAAAAAAATATTTAATTTACGGTTACTTTTCCCTAACCGCTTGGGATTTATAATATCTCTTGCTTTACATACTGTTGTACGTCATCCGTAGCATCTTCACTGAAGAACCTCTTCCATACATTTACTGCCCTCTCGACCTTGTCTCTTCCTCTCTCTAAAAACTCTTCACTGCAAGTGAACCTCTTCATCTGCAAACTGTCCTTGTCGATAACAAAAAACTCAAAAGGCTTGTTAAACATACTGCTATATATAAATGCTTGACTGTCATAGTTGTAGTTGTATGCACTGCTCCTAAACTTCGCTATCGATGACGAGGTCTTTATGTCTATAATCTTGTCATCAGTAATGATGTCAGCCTTGCCCTTAAACTTTACACCATAGAATTCACCAATGATTGGGACTTCGTATTGTGCGTTCTTAGAGTATATCTCTGATGAGAGTGACTCACAGTCCTTCATGCAGTCAATCGCTATGTCAAGTGCCTCTACTTCCTTCCTAAGAAGTAATAGCCTTCCGTTAGACTGCTCCTTATATATCTTAGTGTTCCTTGATGATGCGTCCACTATCTCAAAGCTATCCTTCTTTTCTGGCTCCAACATAGATACATGGAAGTACCTTCCTTGTACCATAGGAAGACTTTCATTGGATGGCTTTCCAAAGTCTCTTGGATTATTTAGTAAGACTCCTATGTTACTGTTTGATAGGTACTTCTTACCAAACGCACCGTAGTAGTGCTTATCCTCTTGTAATTTTTTTAGTATTGATTTCATTGTATTTGTTTAAGTAAAATTCTCTCATTCCTTTTAGGCTAGTAAAGTTCCTATGGTTCTTACTACCGTTTACATTTCTCTTTATAGCATCTCCAATAAGGTCTAACTTCTTTAGGTACTTCTTCTTTAGATGCTCTCTAACACCTATGTCTAGACTATCCCTAACAAAGTCATTGGTGATGTCCTTGTAAAACTCTGTGTCAGTGCAGTATATGTATACACCCGTGTCATCCTTTAAAAACTTTATACCCTTGTATACGGTAGCCTTATAATGATCAGTGTCCATGTCTACAGCTATATGCCTATCCCTAACTTCATCCCAAATATTTTCTAATGTCATGTTCCAAATATATTTAATTATTTTGATTTATTCTTACTTTTTCTTAAAAAAATTTGTCGGTCTGTCAAAACCATTCTTTATAACAAAGAGGTCGTATGCCTTTGCACACTCCTTATCGTCCTGGTACGAACCAAAGCTATACTTCGTCCCATTGTGTGAAAACTCAACCCTAAAGAATCGTCTTCCACTTGTCCTACCTCTGTGTACTCCTATGTATTTTTTCATTGTGTCAGTTTTTTTTGTGCCTCTATATATATATATATTTATATAGGGTTATTTATATTTTATTTTTTTTCTGTAAATAGGAATAAAATCGACATTCCGACACGATCTATAGTTAACTTACTAATATTCAGTTAATTAAAGCGTGTCGATTCCGTGTCGATTTTCTATTTCCGTGTCGATTTTAGAAGGATTACTTCATAATTGTTCTCCTTAAGTAGCTTTATAGCCCTTTGGATTTCTCTTTGTTTCTCTCTGTAAGCCTCAAAAGTTTCAGACTCAAATGCATTTCTACTCATATTTTCTGTTTATAAATGTTTGTAAATTCTCTAGGTTTGTATCTATGTTAGCCATCGGCTGATACAATTCATTGTGCATGAACATATCCAATTCTAGTGGATCGATGTCCATGTTTTCTGTAGCCTTTATAAAGGCGTTTAGCAATATCTCTTGTCTCATTATACCATATTTATTAAGTCGTCATACACCTTCATTCGCTCCTCGTGAACGTGCTTATGTATTTCGTTTTCTAGTTCCAATAATTTAATTTGCAGGTATACATTTGGCGAAGCGTTTGCATAGTCTTGCAATTGTTTTAATAGTTCTTTCATTTTAATAGTTTCTTAAAAATTTAGTTCTTACTTTTATTATATCTCCAACATCTGTAGTACCAGGATGGCAGTAACAGTCGTTCTTGTTTACATATCCCTTGTCCGTCTTGTAACTCCAAGCATGGATTTTAATTACCTCAGCCTCTGTTGTGTCGCCATTCATTCCGTTGTATACCCTACAATATTCCTCAGCCTCTGTCTCATTAGCAAAGTATGTCCAGTCTGTTCCGTTTTCAATGAGGTTATCATCTGTGTCGTAAACATCAAGACAAACTGCGTATGGTCTGTCCCCATAGTGTTCATCCCCAACCATATCATAGTCAGGGACTCGTACTGCTTTTAAAATTGTTTTCATAAGTGTCCTCCTATTTTTAGTTCGTCACATTCGTATCTGAATTCAGACTCTTGGTCATCGTCTGTCCAATCCCCACTATCCATTCCAAATCCGAAGCCTAAAGGTTCCTCAGAAATAGCCTCGTCTATCTTGTCAGACCATAGGTCTTCATTCTCTATTAGGTAGTCTCCTATGTCTGCGTACTTGCCATTGTCTAACCTCCAATGGTCATACAGATTCATATTTATATCTATCTCTACCTCTGCCGTTTTGTAGTACACACTACGTTGTAAAATTTTAACTTTCATATCTCTTTTCTTTTTAATTCAAATGATTCACATGCATTCTCTATTGTTGCCCAACTAATTCCGTAGTTAGCATCGTGATAATCTCTTATCATTTCTAAAACTTTCATTCCCTCTTCATCTGTACATTCAAATCCAAGTGAACGGATATCGTCTACTGACCATATAATTTCAATTTGTGTTTTCATAATTAATAGTTGTTTGTTAGGTATGTATTAAGAGCCAACTGCTGAATAACACTACCCTTGTGTTGTTTTAAAATGTTCTTTACTCCTTCGTCCTCCAAAGCTATTGAAGG